GTGGAAATGACCGAGCACTACGCGAACATCGAACCAAGCCGCGCTGACGTGGACGCGCTGGAAGGCCCCGTGCTGCTGGAGTTCGGCACGGCCTGGTGCGGCCACTGCCGCGCCGCCCAACCGCTGATCGGCAAGGCGCTGGCGGACCGGTCAGGCATCACCCATCTGAAGATTGAAGATGGTCCGGGGCGGCCGCTGGGACGTTCGTTCCGGGTCAAGTTGTGGCCTACGCTGATTCTGCTGAGCAAGGGCCAGGAGCTGGGACGCGTGGTTCGCCCGCAGGACTTGCGGGCCATCGAGCAGGCCCTGGGTGCAGCCGGACGAGGCTGAACCGCGTGCAACCACGCGGCCACGGGGCCTGGCAATACCGGCATTGACCCCGTGCTTCACGACCATCGGCAGGCAAGCCGTGGCATAATCCGCCGTCCAGTTTTGCAGGAGCCTTGGAGAGTCGCCCATGTCCGAACCCGATCAGCGGTTGTGCCTATACGGAATCAAAGCCTGGGACGCCGCACGGATCAGGCTCAACGCCTAGTGCCGCGCGACTTTCAGCCAGTTTTCACGCTCAGAAATCCGCTCTTTTGCGCAATCTCCCGCGCCAACAGAATCAAACACTTACGTTTGCGTTTTGGGGAAGGAATTTCCCCTATCTCAGCCCGTCCGGGCAACCCAATCCCCATTCTCGATAAACCTGATCCGGTACGCCTCACGCTCTGCCGAGTTCATGAACTCCCAGGCGAAGTCATCATCCTTCGGGTCGCCCTTGCACTGTCCATACCGATACCAGCCGCCAACGCGCAGCCCGGAGTACATCAGGTTGCGCTTGATGACTCCGACGCCGAGGGTTTCCAGCATCTCGCGGAACAGCTCGTCGGCTTCGGCTCGGCTGACCTGCTGAGATGCATAAAGCCAGTCATGCACGACGCCCGCCGCACGGTGATCCAGGCTGTCAAAAAGCGGATCGACCAGCCAAGGTATCGAGGCCAGATCGGTGATGAACCAGCGCGGCACGGTGAACTCCCGGCCGTCGCGTGCGTGATACCGGAACGGCTCCAGTAGCACCCACTCGCCGGGCTTGTAGGCGCGCAGATCCAGCGCGCCGGAAAACCACGCGCTACTCATAGCATTCGACCCTCACGCGATGCGGGGCCGTCCGGGTATCCATCACGGCACGATAGGCCGCACGGTCTACGGCTGGCTTGCCGCAGTAGTAGGACGCGAGCGAGGCGGCGCAGCCTTGCAGGGTGAGCAGCAGGTAGGCGATAGCGATCAGGCGCATCATTTCCGGCCACCATGCTCAATCGAGAAGTGATTTCCGTCCGGCGATGAGAATCTTCCGCCCCATGCGCCACCGATCGACTCCCAAAACTCGCCAAGCTCCCGGTAGTCCTCGCTTGCGGTCATGTACTTGCCGCCTTTGAACAGGTTGAAATCGACAGCCAGCCGCTCCTTGTGCAGCGAAACCGCTGAACTGTAGGACTTCTTTTCGCCCACAGCGCCGTGCACACGCGGGTCGCGGTAGGCATCGCCGAAGGTCAGCTCATAGCCATTGGCATAGGCGAATTCGATCAGCTGGCCGATCATGCGGGTGAACTGCCGCTGCTTTGATCCGAGGGTCATACTTTTCTCCAGGCAAAGAAAAACCCGCCGAAGCGGGTCTAGGTGTCGCGGATGGGTCAGATCGCAGAGGCAGTCACGAACAGGGCGTCCACCTGCTCATCTGTCAATCCCAGGTCGCCGGCCATGTAGCTGATCAGCGGCCAGTCGCGGCGGACCTCTTGTGCATACTCCCAGTCGATCCTGGCGCGCTCACCCTCGGTGCCGGGCATCGTGGCGATGGATGACTGGACAGCATCGAGCAGGCCGGCATCGAGCAGCGCAATACGGCACTGGCGCATGGTGACCGTCTGCACTGGCACAGGCTCAGGCGCAGGAGGCGGCGCAGTCCAGACGCCATCGATAAGCGACCAGCCCGCCTTGATCTCGTCCGGCACAGGCTCGAACTGTGACGCCAACCCCGGAACGAACACGTCAGTCGGGACAATGCCCAGCCCGCCGTCAGTCCAGACCTCTACGGCTACCCCGTCGGTGATGCGTGCGAATGTGCTCATGCGATCACCTCAATACCTACCGCGCCTCTTCCGCCAGCGCCGCTTGTGCCGCCCCTGCCAAGCTCTCCTAGCGGGGTCGCTTCTTCGCCGTAGCCGAAGAAGCCAGGGAGCATGCCGATCTTCCATCCGTCGACACGCGCCCGGCCTGATGAGACACCGAAAAGCGCTCCACCAGCCCCGTAAGCATGCCCAGGCCCTACCGAAGTGGCGCGCGTGCCTCCGCTAGTGTTTATGTCCCCCCCTTGCCCCTCGCCTCCTACGCCGTTTACCGCGCTGACTGCGGCCGTGCCGCCGGTTGCCGAGATCGTGCCCGCGAAGGCGCTTGTTCCGCCTGCAAGACCCATTGCGCCGCCGTCTGCGACGGTATAGCTGATCACCTGGCCGGGCGTTACGCTGATGGTTTTTTCGGAGTAGCCGCCGCCTCCGCCGCTGTAGCCTGCCTGGCTCAACTGCCCGCCTCCGCCCGCCCCGACCACAAACGCCCGAATCTTTGACACCCCTTCCGGCACAGTCCAATTACGGGTTCCGGGGTTGCAGTCGAACAGGACGATTGAGGCTTTCAGCGCCGGGTAGGCCGCAACAGGCGCCGCTACCGTGCTCTTGAGTGAAATTGCCATGCTCAAACCTCCCAGTTCGTGCCGTTGAAGATGAAGATGATTTCGGCGTTAACGTCGAAGATCACGGACGTGTCGTTGCCTTTGCTGGTTACGATGACCGCGCTACCGGCGCCGGCTTGAACGACGGGCTTGGCCGTTAGCGCCTTGGTCAGCCGCACAAAGGTGCCTTTCGGCGGCGGCGTAGTGGTATCGGGCAGCGTCACGGTCAGCGATGAGCCGAGCCAGTACGCAGCATTGCGCGAGGCGGTGAAGTTGGCCGTCTTGCTGGCATCGATACCGCCTTGCACAACCCAATCCGCCGAAACGCCCGGCTCACTGGCGCCAACGTTGGCCAGCGCATACAGCAGCGACCAGATTTGCCCGTTATGCGTGACGCTCGCCGGAGGGTTGAGCGGGCCTGTCAGGCTTGACCAAGCGCCCTTGAAGTTGGCAACGTTCTGCGCTGCATCGCGGGCCAGTTCGGCGTCTGTTTTGGCCTGCGCGGCTGCTGATGCGCTATTGGCTGAGGCCGTAGCTCGCGTGTCGGCGTCGGTCGCTCGCTGGTCAATAAAGGAAGCCGAGCCGTTCACATCATCAACGAAGCCCACAAGCGAGACCGCGAAAGCGTCGGCCTTGGCCGCAAAGTCGGCGGGCGCGTCTGAGCGCACTGGCGGCGTGGGTAGCGCCGGTATTACGGGAGCTGTCATGTCAGGCCCTCAACGGTGATCGTGGCATCCGATGCGCTCGGCCCACTGATGGAGATAGAAAAGTCGCGGTAGTAGCCGAACAGGACGGTCGACTCGTAGCCCTCGGCGCCGATCCAGACGACCGGCTGGGCACGGATGCCAGCGAGCAGGCGCTGAACCCGGCTGATCTGGTGGGTTTCCACCATCACATCGAACTCGGCGCGCTTGCTGAACGAGCGCTCAACGACCATGGAATTGCCGAAGGCGTCTGCCTCCTTGCGGCTGTAGTCCGTGATGCCAACGCCGGAGCCATACAGCGCCACGCCGATATCCGCTTGGCGCCCCATCACGAGATGGCCACAGGCTGCGGTGTCGCTGGCGTTATCCACGGTTACGGACAGGGTTGCGGTCCCGTAGGCCGGCAGATCCAGCAGCACGAAATCCGTCTGCCGGTCAATGGGCGCGAAGAACCACTCGTACCAGTTCGTCACGCCCGCATCGACCAGGGAGACGGTGCGCTGGTACACGATGCCGTCTACCGGATCGGTGAGCGTGACCGTTGCTGAGCGCCCGAGAAGGTTGAACAGCGCGAGAGAGTTGATGACCGCCCCCGGCTGCAGCTCTACCGAGATGCTGCCTGTTTGCTCCGTGAGACTCCCCACGCGGTCATCGAACATGCGCCAGCGGTTGGTTGCGCCTTGGTCGAGCCAGGAGGCCGGGTCAGCTGCCACGCCGGCAGTCGGCGAGTCCGTTGTCGTCGCCGCCAGCACCTCGTAGATACGGTGATCATAGATACGCCGATCGCCCTGGTTGTAGGTGCCCGCCGTCCATAGCGGGTAGTCAGTTTCGGGCACGTTGCTGCTGGTCAGGATGGCCGGCGTGATCTCCACCGGCTTGATTATCCTCATGCTGTTGCCCTCTCTTTCGGCAGGCCGTCGAAGTCCCAACGCTCCAGGAACTCGACGCGCTTGGCGGTTTGCATGGTGTGTTTTGCAACGGAGCGCAGGGCGTCCATCATTCCGGCGAAATCAGATCGCAGCGCGCGGACCTCGCTCGCTGTCTCGCTTCCGCCGCCAAGCATTGCGGCTGTCTGGCTGGCGTTGTAGATGCGCGATGGGCCGGTGACTTCCAGCTCTGGACCGTTTTCACCGACGAGGCGCAGGCCGCCCGAATGCAGGCCGCCCGAGGCGAACCCCGGAATGCCCTCCTGCTTTGCCCACCTCTCGTAATCCCCAGTCGCCCAGCTGAGCTGCCCATCTGCGCCAATGTTGAGCGTTGCGCCCATGCCGCCGACGACCTTGTTGCCAACGACGCGCATCGCCTCGCCAAACAGCTCCATCTGGTTGCCCAGCTCGTCGAGGATGTAGCCCTCGCTGGTGACCTGCCGTTTTACGCCGCCGAGGCCGGTAACGCTGGTGATGCTCGAATTTGCGTTCTGTAGCTGCTGCGCGGCAGCCAGAGCGGCCGTGAACGCAGCGAGCGCCGTTTCCACCGACTGCACACTGGTATCGATGCCCAGCAGGGCCTCCAGCTGAGCGTTGGCGCCCTCCAGCACGCCGTCCAGGCGTTCTATCTCGGCGTCATGGAAGCGCTGCGACTGGTCCAGCTGCCGCTCCAGGGCTTTAACCGCCTGCTCGTCGGCAGACAGCTGGTCCTCGGCCCGCTCGGCTAGTTGCTCAATGGCGAAATACGTCTGCCAGTAGTCGCGGGCGTAGTCCTCGAACGAGCCGAACAGGTCTTCGGACGAATCCGAGACGGTATCCAGCGCCCGCTCCAGCTGCGCCGTCATCTGTACCCGGCCGCCGCTCGACAGCGCCTGGCGGATGGTCTGCTGCGCGGAACGGCGCGACTGCGCCGCGAACTGTTCGGACTCCAGCCGCAGGCCATTCACCGCGCTGCGCAGGGTGCTCGCAACAGACCGCATCTGCGATAGCGAATCGTTGGCCGATCCGATGGCGGAACGGATGCTATCGGCCTGCGCCTGGTAGGCGCTCGCAATGCTGGATTTCTCGGCATTGATTGCCGCAGATAGCGTGCTCAAGGCGCCACGGGATGCCGCAACAGCCGCATTGGCAGTGCCTGCGCTCACGCTGGCCGCGCGAGCCTCCAGAATGTCGTAGTAGGCATCAGCCGCGCCGGCTGCCCCCATCAACACCGAGAACATCCGCTGTCCAGCCTCGGTAGACCGATCCAGCGCATCCACAGTAGCGATAAACCCGGCACGGGTTGCCGGCAGCTCGACCTCCAAGGCCGAAAACTGCGCGGTTACCGCCGCCAGAACATCGTCCGCCTTTTGCGCCGCAGTGGTGAACTGCTCGTAATACAGCTGGGTATTGGCCAGAGCCTGCGCGGCAGCCGCCGCGGCCTGCGCGGCAGCCGCAGCAGCCTGCTGCTCGACGATGCTGAAATACTGCGCAGCCTGGCCAGATAGCGCCATCATCGTGGCAAACATTTTCTGCCCGGCCTCGGTCGTCAGGTCGATATCCTCGACCATTGCCCGGTAAGCCTCGCGGGATGCCGCCAGCTCCACGTCTGCAGACTCGAAGGCCCGCTTGATGGAGTCGATGGTGTCTTCGATCTTCTCGGCTTCGCTGAAAAACGCGCCGTAGTAGTTCGCCGAGTTGGCCGCAAGCGCATCCAGCCCGCCAGCCGCCGCAGACAGCGCCTCGGCCAGTTTCCCGCCCGAAACGCTAGCGTCGTACATGCCAACGTCGAGATACCGCAGCACCTCGTTCACGCCCTGCAGATTGCCGACGAAGGCCTGCATGCCGGCCAGGTCGTAATCGAGGCCGGTGGCGAACACCTTGTTCAGCTCGGCCGTCATGGCATCGGCAGCGGAGCCGAACCATTCAGCAATGGCCTGCTGGATTTCCTCCTCGGTCTTGCCCTTGGTGCTGATTTTGGTGCGCGCGAGTTGCAGGCCGTCGAGAGACCCCTCCTCAACGGAAAGACTCAATGCCTCGAAAAGCCCTGCAACCGTGTCTTCCGTGGCGTCGAATGCCGACTGGAACCTGGCGGCAGTTTCATCGTCCAGCGCACTGAACCGCGTGCGCTTTTTGTTCGAACTGAACAGCCCGCCCTTTTTCTTCTGATATTTGTACTGTTGGCCGAGGAAATCGCCATTTTCCACGCTGAACGCCAGTCCGACGTCCTTCGTCTCCCAGTCCCCCCCGAACAGAGAGCCGCCCAGAGCACTGCCGAGCGCCCCGCCGATGATCCCGCCAATGCCCGGCAGCAGGATATTGCCCAGCGTGGCGCCACCCCAGGCGCCAAGCCCGCCAGTTGCTGCGCCTTTGAGCCCCGCCTGGCTGTACCCATAGAGCGCGCCGCCGATGCCAGCAAGCCCACCGATTGCGCCGTTCAGCGCGCCCGACGAGAGTTGATAGCTCAGCGGGGCATAGGTCATGCCGCCGCCGTTGAGCAGCGTCCCGATGACCTGCCCAGCGCCGGCATTGATGCCGGAGAGTGCGCCGCCGTAGTAACCGCCGACGCCCTGGATGCCACCCATGAGGCCGCCAGACTGCCAGCCAGCCAGCGCTGCAGGGCCAACTCCTGTTATGGCGCTGTAGGCGGTCTGACCGTATTGCAACAGGCTGCCGACACCGATACCGCCGCCCGAGCCGCCACCCATCATGGCAGTCGCCTGCCCTGCAGCCCCGCCAATCCCCAGCGCCGCGCCTATCTGCAGAACGATCGGGCGAGTGATGGCCATGTGAGCCAATTCGGCCAGCATCTGCTTGAACGCATTGGTCAGCGAGTCGCGGAACGAACTGAACCCGTCCCCGATGTTGCGCCAGGCGTCGGCGAATGCACCGTCAACGCGGTCTAGCGCGCCTTCGGTCCACTTGGCCCACTCGGAGGTGGCCTTCGTGTTGTCCTTGTATTGCCGCTCAAGTTCAGCCAAAAGCTCGGCGGTGCGCTCTGGGCTACGCTCTCCGCGCTCCATCGCATCATTCAGCCGCTCGACGTCTTTCTGGTACTGGCTGGTTGCCTTGCCTACCGGGTCGAGCTGGTCTTCGAGGCGCTGCAGCTCCTTGCGATACTCCTCGATGGCATCGGCCGGGCCGGTGGCGTCGGCGCCGGGCTCAAGCATTTCGGCGTTCAGGCGGGCAATGGCATCGGCCAGTTCGTTGCCCTTCAGAACAGTCTTGAGACGGTCTACCTCCTCCGTGTATCGACGCTGAGCCGCCTCTGCCGGATAGAGCCGGTCGTACAGGGCTTGGTAGGCGTTGGCTTGCTCATTTACTCCGCTAGTCGAGCCTTTTAGCGAAGCTGTGACAGCGTCGATTCGCTTTGCGCGCTCAATCGCTAACGCCAGATCTTTCTCGCTCAGCTTGATGTAGCCTGCTTCGACCATGGCGCGCAGGCGCTGCTCCTCGGTCACCTTGCCAACTAGAACCGCTTGGCGCTCAAGGTTCTTGCTGTACGACTCGCCAGCTGTATCGCTGGCAAAGCGAACGCCATCCATTTCGCCCTTTAGTTTTGAGAGCGCCCCCTCAAGCGCTGCCACCTTCTCGCGCGGCTTGTCGAGCCACTGCTCACTGATGTTCCCAGCATCGAAACCAGCCTGCAGCCGCTCAAGCTCGCCCCGGGCTGACGCTAACTGGCTCTCTACCTTGGCAACCTGCTCCTGCAGCGCGTCATAACTCAGTGTTCCGATATCGCCCGGGAGTAAATTGCGGGTTGCGTTCCGGATGCGCATCGCCGCCTGTTCTGTGGCATTAGCGGCTTTGTCCATCCCGCCCTTTGCCTTGTCGCCGAACTCAACGAAGGAAAGCGCAGTGAGGCCAACGGTGGCGATAAGGCCGACTGGGCCACCCATGAGCCCGAGCATTGAGCGCCCTACGCCCATGGTCGCAGCCTGCGCCACAGCCAGCCGCTTCTGCGCCGCTTCGTGGGCCGCAGTGGCCGCCGTTACGCTGCCAATACTACCGACAAGGCCAACATTGGCGCGGGCTTGGGCGAGCGCCGCAGCAGTGCTGGCGGCCTGAGCCTGGGCAAGCTTCAGCTCTTCAGCTGCCTGGGCTCTACTGGCTACGGCGCTGGCAACTGACGCTCGGGTTGCTTCAAAAATCGCAGCAGAGGCGCGGCCAGCGGCAGCATAAAGACCGACACGCATCACCTCAGATACAGTTTCAACGTTCTCTGAAAGGAACTTCAGACTGTTTGAATAGCCCGCAACCGCCCCGGAGAATTCGGTCTGCAACGCGCCGCCAAGAGCAACTTTAAAGTCTTCGAGATAACGAGAGGACGACTGAAGCTGCTTCCCCGCATTGTCGAGCGAAGCCGAGTACGCGCCGGCAATGTTTTTGCCAGCCTCAAGGGCTGCGTTAACGCCAGCCTGGACCTTTTCGGTAGTCGACAGCTGGTCAGCGTTCTTTCCAAGCTGGGCCGCAAGTCTTTCGTAACTTTGCGAGAAGTTGACGTTGAGACCCATCGTCTCGAGCGTTTCTTTTTCTGCCGACTGAATGCCTCGGATCAGGCGCTCAAACGCTTCAGACGAGTTGATGTTTGCTACAACGGCAGCGTTCTGCGCAAGCCTGGCAAGTTCGGTCGCCTTCGACAAATCAATGTTTGCCGACATCATCTTGATGATGTTGTTGCGAGATTGCAGTGCCGAAATACCAGTTTCGCGCAGAGTCTGATCAAGCGCCTCAAGCTCTACCCTGGAACGGCCGACATTACCGCCGACCGTCTGCATCACGACGCCAAGCTGATCATATCGCGACGCAAGGCTGACGATATCAGCGACCTGCTCGCCAACCTTGAAAGCACCAAAAGCCGCAGCTACCGTTTTTACGGTGCTGCCGAGTGAGCTTACATTGCGCTCAACAACGCTTGACGTAGAGCTGAACTTAGTTAGGTCAGCCTCGGCGCGGCTGACCTGAGTGCTATCGACCGCAATTACCAGCCTTGCTGTTTCGGTCATTACTTTTCTCCAGGCATAAAAAAACCGCCCGGAGGCGGTTGTGTTGAAGTGGCTAGCTAACTCGGCTGGATGCCAATCAATGGCAGTCTTCGCTGGCTATAAACTCATAAATAACGACGCGAGGTTCGTCTCCAGAAAGCAGGAGCTGTATGGATCGTATCCCTCCATCGAGAACATGCGTCTCTGCTGTCCATGAAATAGCTACGCCAGAGCTTTTCGGCGACCCAAAGCGATCAGCAGCGTCTCGCAAGACGGAGTGACCTTCTCCCTCCGCGATCAAGCCGGCAGCGCTACAAAGACCAACTGTCTTTCCGAATTTATAGGTATATTCCTGAAATGAGGCGGACTGCAAAGGCGCCTGCATGGATGTCAGGACCCGGATGTTTTTGTCCGCCGATTTCTCCTCGGTGAGCTTAGCATGCTTCGATAGCTGTTCCGGGCTAATACCCTGTTTCGTGCCGAATGGGCCATCCCATGGGCCTTCATCGGCGCCTGCAGAGCATCCGGCCAAAACAAGTGCAAGTACAACCAACGCTATTGCGCGCATCTGGCTCTTCATTAAGGCCGCACGCTATTGCGCAGATCAGTCTCTACCGACGCTACCAGCTTGGCAGCGGCATCATCCAGGGCAGCGCCAATAGCCTCACTCAAGTCATCTGTCGAAATACCGAGATAGATCACTGTTTTGGACGACTCGCCGGTGACCGTCACTGCCTTCGCAGACTGGCCACTTCGAATTTCTGACGTTAATGTCGCGGTCGCTATGATTTCGGCCTTTGTGCCAGCACCTAGTACTCCTAGCGCACCTATTAAGCCAGTAGCCTTCGCATCATCAACGCCAAACGACAGAGTCAGTGAGCGAGGGGCGACCATAACGTCGGTTTTCATCCCGTCATCACGGTCCCCAATACGCGCAGCTGGGACAATTGCTCTGGTTTGGCTAGCAATCGACTGCATAACCGGGCGTCCGACCGGCACGACAAACGTGTGAGCTTTCCAAGACGTTCCAAATGATGGCCTCTGCTTGATAACCAGAGACTGGAATGTTGGATCAGCCACTACTTGCACTGTGGCGCCCTGAATCGGCGTCCTGAAACCCGGCTGCAGATTTGACTCAGGCTTCAAATGCGTAGTGCAACCTGCAAGCATTGCCACTGCCGCGAGCGAAACGATTACTCTGAACATCCCCACCCCTCCCTGTCAGAAAGGGCCAATGTAGCAGATGGCCAGCGGAGGCTGAAACAGAAAGCCCCGCGATGGCGGGCTTCAGTATTCGTCCCGGAATGCCTGGGCGAGGCGCGCCAGATAGCGCATCACCTTTTCTTCCCTCGCCTTTGCATGCGCGTCGGGGTAGAGAACGCCAAGAAGGCAGTACCGGTTTTCCTCAAGCAGGCCGCGCACGTAGACAAGTGCCGCATCACGGTCTGGCTGGTTTTTCTTGCAGGTTCGGTCGTTCCTCGGCAGATCCCGAGGAAATGTTTTAGGCGGGAGACACAGGTGGATATGTGACATCTGTGCGCGAAGTGCCTGAAATGGCTGGGTATATGCTGCGTCCCTACCAAAGTAGCTGATCTGAAAATCAGTAGCCTTATACTGCATAAAGTCATCAAGAAGATTTTCCCGCAAGCGCGGAAAATCCTTCAGGGGCTCATCAAAGAACAGCCTTTCCGAATCGGGATGGATAAATGCGGTTACAGGGGTCACTTAAGCGTTCGCTAAGCGGACCAGCTTCGATGTTGTGTAATCAGCAAGAGCACGGATTGCAGCCGGGTCCGTTCGGCCCTCAACAACCATAGTCGGCGCTTTTGTTTGAAGAGCCAGGTGATGTAGTTGTGCAACCCACGAGCGGCCTCGGGCAAGAGCGCGACGAGCTTCAAGGTGAAGATCAGCAAGCTCGGAAGGAATATTGCCTGCGGCCTCGACATTTTTGAGAGCCACCTCAGCACCTCGTAGCTCTGTAAGCATGTCGCTCAGTTCCGCTATCCGGTCGTCATTGAAAACGCCGACAAGATATTCGGTGCTCTGGCCGGTAAGCTTCCTAACGAAAGCGCGGTATTCTTGCTCCATCTCGACAGCTGTACGGATGAAGCCTCGGATAAGCCGGCTAATCTCTGCGAACTCATGCTCATGCCCAGCCTGTGCCTGATAAACACGCGAGCCTGAGCCTGCTTGCTCATGGGGTGCAGCGGCAATGCCGTTGTAGCCAACAAGAAGACCCATAGCAGCTGACAGTACAGCCGCTGACGAGAGCTTGCTCATTGGTGTCCCTCCTGGCATATGCAAAAACCCGAGGCCTTGCGGCGTTCGGGTAGGAATCGATTTGACAAACCGATTATGTCCGCACTTGACCGCGGTTGGCAATCATCTGCTATTCGGATTTCATAACAGATGCTTCGTGATGCCCGCGCAGCTCTTCGCTATAACCTACCCTCCCGCATCACCGAGGGCTAACGAAGAAACCCAGCCTGGGCTGGGTTCTGGTCTTGCTGATGAACCTAGGCGGCGGCTTTCACGCTCAACAGTTCGCGCAATCGTTCAACTCCCGCGCTGCTGTAGTGGAAACTCTCAACCTGCTTTGAGCTGTGCCGCGCCTTGTCGAGACGGAACTCGCCATAGGGCGCGACCTTCAGCCCGTTCGCGTTGGCGAGCCTGCCGATCTTGTTGGCTGACACGCCGAGCAACTGCCCGACCTCGCCGGCCGGCATCAGGTGCTCCTCTACTTTCGGTAGTGGAATCACCTTGTGCCCTAGCGCCTGCTCGGTCAGAACACTGAGCAGCGCTTGCTTGCTGTTCTGGCCTAAGTTCGGCAGATGCTCAAGGGTCAGCTTCGCCAGATCAACGAGAGCAGCGACGGGAGCGGCAACAGTGTCCAGCAGCTGCTTCGGCCTTTTCGCCTCTTCAAGCTCATGAAGCCGGCGAACCACCTTCCGACGAAGCGGGACACTGTAGCCAGTCAAAAGAGTCTCCGTCAGCTCACGGTCGAGCCTGAACTCTGACGTATAACCGCGAGCGTCCTTCCGCTCTTCGACATGGCTCAAATCTGAGCCATCGTCTTCAAGCGCCTGAAGCATTTCGCGGATGTCTCGCACGACATTCTTATGCTGCTTGCCGGTCAGGCGAGCAATCTCACGAGACGACATGGTTACCGGAGCCGCAGTCAAAGCGCTCATGCTGCCACCGCCTGTACGCCAGCGTACTCCTGGGGCTTCATCCGGCCGCGCTCAAGGGTGCCGAGCGCCTGGCTGATCGCGCCGCCAGCCGCTTTCATCAGGTAGTCCATCTGACGCATCAGGTTCTGGTATGAGCGGAACTCGTAGAAGGCGCCCTCCACCTGATACCCAGCGTTGTGCATCTTGTCGAGCAGCTCCAGGCACGGCGAGTCTTTGCTCAGCACGAGGTCGCCAACGGTCACACCGAGGTCGCCGCCGCGGCGCTTTGTGACTCCGAAGCACTGCGGGTTGCGAGCGATCCAGTCTTCAATGCTGCAGCTGAACTCGATTTCCGAAGCCGAGCCACGCCTGCCCTCGATCCACTCTCCATCCCACACGTAGCTCTCTACGTACTTGCAAGCGTCCTCGAACTCACCCTGAGGAATGTCGCGGTACTGCGCGACCTGATGCCGAGACTTCAGGTTGCTCCAGATCTCGTGGTAGCCGGCACGCTGACGAGCCTTAGCCAGGCAAGCCACCTTGCTGTCTACCTTCTCTTTGAGCTGGAACTGCTGCTGCGGGTTGAGCGCCTTGCGCAGGCAGTCAGCAGCGACCTCAGGGGCGATCTGGCGCAGAGCTTTCTCGCACGCAATGAAGTAGCGGCGGATTCGGCGGCCTGCCTCGGTACGCTCCACCATCGCCAGCTCTTTGGCCATGTCAACAGAGATTGAATACTCAACCGACCCACGCCCTTTGCGGCCTGCAGCCTTTTTACTCATTTCTGAGTAAAAGTCCTGCCCATCAACAAAGCCATACTCAGCGATGCGACGAGCAATCCAGTCATTGAAGCGCGAGCCTGCGCCAAGGCAGATGTGAAGGTCGCGGGCATTGCACAGCTGCACAGCTTCCCCGCCGATTTCGCCCATACGCACCGGAATGAGTGTCTCGTAGCTCATTCCGCCATTGTTTTCTTCGTGATTTACGCTAGAATCGAACATGTGATTGATCTCCAAATTGATCGCGTCATCTGAAGCCCTGGCCTGCACGCCGGGGCTTCTTCGTTTCAGGCTACTGCCTGCCTGCTCTGCATTTCCCGCCATTTGAAGCCGTCCTCAATCAGCATTTCAGTCTCGGTGTTCATGCTGCGGCGATGCGTCTCCGCCTCTGCTCGAACGCGATCCTTGTTATGCGGCTGAAGCCGCAGCCCAAATGGACTGATTTCACGTTTTTTCATGATCCCTCCTTGTGAGTCACGGTGAAACTATAGTCACGGTGACTCATTGCTGTCAACACTCCGTGCAGCTATGGTGACTCACCTGTTAGTGAGTTACGAAATGAGCAGAGACATAACGCCATTTGCGCTTCGAATGCCGCCCGATCTGCGAGCCAAGGCTGAAGAGTCAGCAAAGCAAAATAAGCGGTCACTGAATGCCGAGCTTTTGGCGCGCCTGGAAGCCAGCTTCGACGTGCAAGGCCGGCCCGACCCGCAGATGACCTTCCACATCGACAAAGACAGGCTGCTGGCTGATCACGGAAAGCCCAAATCAGCGAGCGGCAAAGCGAGCGAAGCGGCTCAGGACGATCTCGAAGACATCCTGCGCGACATCATCAGCAACACGATTGATGCCGTCCTTGGCGCCACCCAAAAGCGAAGCGCCAAGCCGTCAAAAGGCCCGGTTAACCTCGGCGCGAAATACGACCCTAACCTCAAGGTCATGACGAAGGTCACCAGGGCCGAGACCATTAAGCCCGCATCGAAGCGAATTACCCGCACCCGCAAGAAGCCGGCCGAGTAAGTCTAAGCACACCAGGTCTAAAGGCAATGAAATGTCCTTTTGTTCCTGGCGGAGCCCGCTAACCATCTGACATCGAACGCGGTTGCCTATGGATATCCAGAGCGCGGCAAGACTCCTTGCGGCCTGCCTTGAAAACCCGGCCAGCGGCCATTACGCCCAGCTCCAGATGCGCCGGGCGCTTATTGAATTGCTCCAAGATTGGCCGAGCCTCCGCTATAAGGTCGCGGACATGTTGCTGCCGCACGGCCGCCCTATCTCGGAAAGATCAAGGAAAGCGTTGCGCGGGATGCCAGAGGTGATCGCAACCGCGCGATTGATAGGAGGTCCCGCCCCAACGTCTCACGACCTGAAGCGGCTTTGCCGAATTGCTCAAATGCTAGCTATCTAGCCAGTCAGAAGCCTGATGCGGAATGCCCTGCCTGTACACATCTCCAGTTCCTGCAGTGGTGGCGCGGTGATAGCGTGCAGGCTTTTGCTAGGGAGAGCGGATGTGTCCTCGATTGTTTTCGATGTAAGCCCCAGCGGCGCACTTGTTGCCGTAGACACGATGTGCACTGACGCGAACGGCAGCTTCCGCTACCACGTCTCGAAAGCCTTCGCTGTTCCGCATCTAAACCTTGTTGTGGCCGTCACGGGCTGGCTTGATTTGGCCGAGCGATTCGTCGCCGCGCTCACCACCGCGGCTTCGTCGAGCATGACGAAGTAGCGATGCACGCGAGCGATATCCTCGCTGAAATCTGGGAAAACCGGCATGCAGGCGTTGGCGAGCCCTCTGCTGGGCCCAATCCAGATATCGTCACTTCCACGATTTTCCAATTTGGCTACTCCGCTAGTCGTGGTGCATTTGAGGCTGTCCAGTACGCATCGGGCGACGGCTTCCGCCCGCAGCGGACCACCGACATTCAGGCGCACAAGCCTCCGGCACCTCTGGTTGGCGAGCCGGAACAAGGCGATGCCGAGATCGTCAGAATCATGCGCAGCCAGCGATTGCACGAGCAGCGCAAGCCGCCCGAAAGCAGGGTTCACATTGGCGGCAGCATCTTGGTCTTTGTCATCGACCATCGCGGCATCGCCATACAGCGCATCCATACGTTCGACTGACTACTTCGCCCGCATCACCTCGAGCGCGGCGAGCAGCCCGGATCAGCCCCGGACCGCCCGCCCATGCGCGTCATCCAGCCGCATCAGGCACCACACTTCATCAGGGCTGAGCGCCTGCCCGGTGAGCCGTGACCAGGCCTCGACCTCGCAATAGGTCAGCGGCTCCGCTGTCCGCTTACAGTCCCAGAACAGACCTATCAGATAACCCATGCCCTCCGGAGCCGGCGCAATGTCCAGCTCCTTTGGCTTGTGCCCGGTCTGCTGCCATACCTTGGTCAGGTGCTCCTTGACGGAAGCCTGGGAGCCTGGCGCAACGACACGCAGTTTCACGTCAGCCTCGAAGTGCTCGATCAGGCCACCAGCACGCTCGCGAAAAAACGGCTGCGGTCTCCGCTGAACTGCTCGACATCTTGAGCCAGGCCGGGGTTGTTGGTCAGCAACTCGGTTACGGCTTCCTTGCTGAACTCAACAGGAAAGTTCCAGCCGGTCACCAGCGCAACTCGGAACTGCAGGATAGCGCGCTCGCTCACGGCCATCTTTTCTTCGTCGCTCATCTTGTCGTTGCGCTCATCGCGGATGATACGGGTAGCTGCGAGCAACGCCTGCTTGGCAGCCGGAGCGTCGGCGCCAATCACGGTCAGGTGGTACTCGGTCTCGGTGCCGTCTGGCTTTTTCAGGGGCAGCGGCTTGCCTTCGGACGCCTGGGGAACGGTGAAGAAGTCGGCCAGGTTGAACGGCTGGGTTTTGGTCTTGGTGGACATGCGTTAACTCCAAAAAAGCAAAGCCCCGCTCGGCGGCGGGGCTGAATGGTTAGGCTGCAGTGCGGGTGATCTTCATCGTGGTGCCGGCTGCGCCGTCATAGCCCGCGCTGAGCGTGTAGCTCGGGATAATCGCGCCCGGGCCGGAGACTTGTTTCTGCCCCTGGGTGTAACGCACGCGCGGCAATTCGATCGTGTACTTCTGCACGCCCTCGACCAGCTCGATCTTGTGCGTGGTCAGCTCTTCGTTGAGGACCTTACCCCACAGCACGCCATCGATCAGGTAGGCGCTCATACTGCCGGTTACAGTCGCGATGCCGTTTGCGATGTTGTAAGCCGAGCGGCTGCCCAGCGCGAAGTTCGGCTCCATGCCGTTGTCGAGCGTGGCGCTCCACTCGGTCGCGTAGGCCAGTTCGGCGCCCGCCTCGGTCAGCGCGATATTGGTAGTGACCATGATTTCGGTCGTGGTAGCCGCTGCGAACGTGGCGTCGGCTGGCATGGTGTAGGCTTCGGCCTCGGTGCCCATCACACCGAAGGTGAGCCCAACCGGCGCGTTCAGCGGAACGCTGATGCCCATAGTGCTGATACGGCAGCCGCGGTACACGTAATCAACGTCGATATCCGTGTGCCGCTCGACGATGGCGAAGGAGCGTTCAACCTTGCCGATCGTGAGCACGTCAGCGGTCCAAGTGCCCTGCATGGCCGCCTGGATCAGGTCATCGAACGAGCCAAAGGACATCTCGGCCGCGATCTCACCGGCAACGCTGTAGGTGCCGCCCCGGCTCGTGGCCTTCTGGCGATTCTGGTTCATCTCGTTGGTGTCGATCTGCTGGATGTTCGGGGTGAGCCCCTGCGACACGTAGCGGATCGGCTTGAACTCAGGAGCGACGGCAGGGATTGCCCCGTCGACTTCCTCGATGTAGTAGAGCTGTACGGCTGAGCCGTTGGCGTTGATACCCATGTGCGGGGTCCTCTAACGAAAAACCCCGCACATGGCGGGGTGTTGGTGGGTGTTCTGCTCGTCAGCCTGGGAAGATCCAGGCCGTGTAATGGATGAAGATCGCTATCGACTGCCAAACCGGCTCAGTACGTAGCTGTGAGCGTTCTGCCTTGCGGATCAGCACTGATTGCCCCTGATAGCTGAGCCGCTTGCCCGGCGCGTAAAAGCTCAGCGCCTTGTCGGCGTCCGCCAGCACTGGCCCGGTACCGGAATTGATGGGGTGAAACAGGTCAACCTGAAGAACCCCTGTCCGCTCGACTGGGTTCGCCCCGCCGAAAGCCGCTGGCTCTCTGCCGCTAGGAAGGTCCGTTAGGCGTGCCCAGCTCTGCCCGGTGACAGGCTCGAACTTGACGCCCTCGAAGGCGGTGCGCGCCTGAGGCATGACACCGGAAGCCAGGTATGCCGACACCAGCGCGCCGTTGATCTTGGTTTCGCTCATGGGTCAGACCTTATTCTTTCGGATGGCGGTTTCGACCATGCGCTGTACGCGGTCCATGTTGCGCTTCACCATGCCCTCGGGCGCCTGGGTAGACGTTCCGTTTTCTAGGTTCATGATGTACGGGAGGTTGTTGGCTAGATACGTCACCTGGCCCGCTCCATGCGGCGTTTTGGATTCGACCTCAGCAATTGCCTCGCCACCACTCTTGTCTACTCGATCAGTCTCCGCCTGCGCTGGCGAACCGACCGCTGTTTGCCAGTTGCCTCGTGCCAGCCCGGTATCAACTGGCGTAGCCTTGATGACCCCGCTAAACAGTTCAAGCGTGGCCACTCTGGCGATCTTCCCGTGCGCCTGGGTGGTCTTCGTGGTGAAGCTGCGGATATCACCTGAAAAGCTCATCAGCGTCTCCCCTGTACCTCGTAGGCCAGCACTTCGCCGGTCGGATTGAGCGTGGATATAGCCGCGACCGTCCACACCTGGCCGGCTGCGGTAATGGTCGTCTCCAGCGTTGGCGGCCACTCAAGGCCAGCGGCGCCGAAGAAGATCTTCTTGTCGTCGCGCTTGATCATGGAGCCGTCCGCGTACTGCGTGCCGGATGACTGCAGGCTGTAGTTGTCGAGAATGGCTTTCGCGGGCTGGGTCAGCGTGATGGACGGCGTCGTTTCGCCAGTCACCGGGTCATAGCCGCCCTGCTGTTCGAGCGTCAGCGTGATCGTCTCGCCGATCTCGTCGACGACAGCCAGCGCCTCGGCAGCGCCTTCTAGGATCTCGTCGCGCAGTGACATATCAGGTCCTCTTCAGCATCTGGACGGCCTGCCGCTTAGTCCACGGGGCCAGCAATGTCAGAGCGAACGATTCGGCGGCAGAGATAGCCTTTGCACCCTTCGCGTAGGTCTTCGACGACGTAACCGGACCCGCTGTAACGCTCGTGCTGATGACCTCCCGGTCTTCCGCGGTGAACAGCCTTCCGGCCGCCGCCTCTTTTGCCACCTGCGCCCCCGCCAGCTTGATCTCACTGGGAATCGGGTCAGGCACAGGTCGCGTGATCTTGGCCGTCAACCAGGCATTGGCCATGGTCACGGCCAGGGCCGCATCACCAGTGCCAGCCCAGTCAGGACCAAGCAGGGCATCCACATCGGCAGCGGTGATGAAGTCAGTCATGCATCAGTCCTCGGTTTTCGCGGCTTTCGGCTTCGGAGCCGGTTTCTTCTGCTCTACCGGCTCAGGCTTGGCCTGCTCGGTTTTCGCGGCTTTCGCTTCTTTCCGGCGCCGCGCATTGTGTGCTGCAAGTCCCATCTCATCCTCCTGTTGGGGCGACCCGAAGGCCGCCCCGTCTGGTTAGGCCTTGGAAACCAGGCTGGCGATACGGATCTGCTTGCGGTCGTAGACGCGGTTCCAGTTCGCAGCGGCAGCCAGCTCGGTGTTGGACGGCGCAGCGCCTGCAACCGAAGCGCCCAGCCAGCGGATGCCGCGCGGGTGCATCAGGAAGTGGCGACGAGTGATCAGATACTCGATGCCTGCCAGAGAGTCGCGGTCGGTTTCGGTCGGGACCTTCGGAGCACCTTCGCCGTAGCCAATGGCGCCATCACCGAACAGGTAGCTCGTGAACACGCGATCAGCGCCGGAGCCGCTTACCGGCATACCGTCATCGACCAGCACGCGCTTGCCCATGTAGACGGCAATGGTCGGCTTGCCTTCGGAGTCCGGCAGGAAGTCGATCAGGTTCTGCTTGCGCATGGCGTTGTAGATGACACTGTGCACTGCCACGCCTGCAACCTGGCCGATGGCGTCGCCGAAGGTTGCTTCGGCGTCCAGATAGGCCTCTGCGCTGAACTTGGCGCCGTCGCCTACGACTGCAGAGACGTCATGCACCATGTCGCTGCCGTCATTGGCCACGTTGTCGGCGAACACGCCGCGCAGCGAGGAGATCAGGGTCTTCTGTTGTTGGCGAGCCCAATAGCCAGCAACCAGATCAGCGACACCGCGCATCGGGTCATCACCGGCCAGCGCAGCGGCCAGGTCATTGACAGCCCACGCTTTACCGCGCAGATGCAGGACAGCAACGTCCTGGCCGGCAGTGATAGCCTCGGGGGTCAACGGCGCGGAATCGTCCAGCACCTCATCAGCGCCGGTCAGGTCGTTCCAGAACGGCATATTCAGGGTGTTGCCGCCAGTGGAAGCCAGGCGGTCCAGTTCGGCGTCATTGGACACGATGCCGCCCATGCGGAGCAGGGTCAGTTCGCGGGTCAGGTTCCAGACATAGGGGTTGAATACCTCGGGAACGATTACGTCCGAGATTTTGGTATCAGCCATGGGGGATTCTCCAGTAATGGCGGGTGTTGTTTGGTTTCATGGGTCGGCGCAGCCGATAGGGTTGCGGTCGGCAGCGCAGCCGCCAGCACCGGGGAACTACTAAGCGGCGGCCTCAGCCTTAAGGCGGGCTGCCAGTTGTGGATTTTCGCGCTGAACACGGGCCTGTTCTGTCAGGTTCAGCGAGTCTTTCTTGAATGGGTTGCTCGCGATCTGAGCGCCTTGCTTGCCGCCCTGCGAGCCAACGCCCTTAGCAGTTGGCAGGAGATAACCGTGCTCCTGGCGAACAATGCGGTCGATCCACTCTTTCTGGGTGATCGGACCCTTCTCGCCGGTAATGATCTGGCCGTCTGCGTCGCGCATGATTGGCTGGCCGTCCTCGACCTTGAACGCCTGGCGGGCCAGCATCGTGATGATCTTGAGCTTGCCTTCGCCCTCAATGCCGAACTCGCTAGCGGCCTGAATGGCGGCGTTGTCGATCATGATCTCCGACAGCTTGGCGTCACGCTCCGCCAGAGCGGCTTCCAGCTCAGCGACGCGCTTCGAGCTGCTTTCCATGGCGGCCTTGTGCTGCGCGTTCACCTTCTCGATCTTGCGCTCGATGACCTCTTGGGTTTTACCCTCAGCGATCAGCTTCGCCTCCTCGTCATTTTCAAAGCGGCCCATGATGGCGCGCACCTGAGCAGGGTCGATGCCGTCGAACTCTTTGAGCTTGTCGGCCTGCTGCTGGCGAGCCTTGCGCTCTTCCTTCAGTTCGTCGAGGATCTGCTGCTTGTTTGTTTCAAGGCCGGCACGGTCTTGCTTGATCGCGTTGAGCAGCTGGCTGCGCTGGGCTTCATCGGTCACCGATTGAGCCAACAGTTCTTCCAAGGTCATGCGTGTCTCCTACCCCGCAGGGGATTGATGCGGCGCGGCCGCAAACGAAAAAGCCCCGCACGATGGCGAGGCTTTAGAAATTGAAAACCCGGCGCGGAGCCGGGTCTGGTGTCCTGTTCTGGCGGTCTAGGCCAAAACTACGTGCTGCCCCTTCATCAGGCAGAAGGCGCACAGGAGCTGCTTTGTGCCGCCCTGTGGCTTGCCGTTCTTTACGATCATGCCGGTCTTTACCTCGACGACGCTCGAACTGCCGCACCTATGGCAGTTGAGCAGGTACGCAGCATCGGGCCTCGCTTTCTTGAGCTTTTCAGCCTTGATGCGCGGCGTTTCGTCTGTAGCGGTGCCGTCGATGACGGTAAATCGTGGCGTGTCAGTCATGGGGCCATCATAGCCCAGCTCTCTCGAAAGCAGCAGCATCGCGCTTTCTGAGTTCATCGAGGGTGTATTCACGCCCGCGCGAGTCAGCGAAACGATCCACCGTGATCCCGCCGCTTCGGAACAACTTGCCGCGCTCGGCGCCAAGCACTTCGTCTTGAAACGCTGCCGGCTTGCCCTTGAGCCACTGGCCGTAGTTGATATCGCCCGCCACCTGGCCATCCATGGAAGCCTGCGTAGACGGCTCTATCTCCGACTTGCTGAGCCCGAGCGCCTCCCATGCCGAGGTAAGCACCGGAACAGTTGTGCTCCGGCAGCCCCAGTGCCGAGGCGGTCTAGGGCCGCTGCCGACCGGGAACGTTCTACCAGAAAGAGCAGCGCAGCCTACGGTGGTGCGGCCATCCAGGGTGCTGAGCCACTGAACCTCTTTCACGATGTCGGCATTTGCCTCGTATACAGCCTGCCTGGCGTAGTTAGCCGTGTGGTTGACTGCTGTGCGCACCAATGCCTCAGCGCCGCGCCGGTCGATCTCCATCAGCCCATCGGCATACTTCAGCGCGCGAGTGCCGCGCAGCCGGCGAACCATCTGGCCGATCGTCTCGCCTTCCACGAACCCCATGCGGATCGCGTCGCGGATGCGTATCGCCTTGGCGGTCTCGATGTCCTTCAGCGCCTCCTTCAGCAGCTTGCCCTGGAATGGCCTAGCCATCGCAGCCGCATAGACCTGATTGGGCGAAACCGTGCTCAGAACCAAGGCGTCAGCCACCTTGGCGGGAAGAACGCTCTGTAGGACTCGATGCTGATAGCTCGCCTCATACCCGGCCAGGTCCAACAGCGCCCCATCCAACTCCTCACCAGCGGCGCGATAAGCCTCTGCGTTAAGGCCCCGCACCTGCACGAGCATCTGATCGAGACGCTGGACGGTGAAGGACTCTGGCGGCAGACGCTCAAGCGCCTCTGTCAGCCGGGCAAACAGATCATCATCCACCCTGTTCAGCAGCTGCATGAACCGCCGAACGACGCCGCCGCCGTAGCGCTGCAGGTATATCTGATGAGAGACGGCGAGATCAGCCAGCGTCTCGTTGGCGGTAGGCATCACATACCTCCGAGGCCTGGACCCTGCTCTTGGATCAGTTCAAGCTCGGCCACCCAATCGCGCTCCGGGAGCTTTCCGGTCGAGATGTAGCGCCAGAATGAGTCGTGGCTAACGATGCCGGCCTGTGCGGCGGTGAGCAGCTGAGCCGCAATCTGAGGATCAACGCCAGCGGCGGAAAAGTCCGGCTTGACCGCAAACCGCAGGTCGCCGCTGGTTGCCACAATTTCAGCTGCATAGCGCAGACACTGCTCTATAGCCTCTGCGACCGTGATGACAATGGTGTAGAGCGTGCTGTGCTGATCGCTCTGCCTGGCCTTGCGGGCCTCGCCAGACTCGCTTCCACCCAGATCTACAACGCGCGCCCCAGCCTCAAGCGCGGCATTTCGCTGCTGCTCCATCAGACGCTCATTGATCGCGCTGCCAGCCCCGCTCGGCTCCAGATAGAAGGCGGTGCCTCCTGTTGGCAGACACCACGCAGCAGACGGGCCGGTTACCCGAAGTTCCTGATCGTCATCGAGCCCAACCACGACAGGTTGCGCGTGACAGGTCGCGTGGGCATTGCTGAACAGGTCGGCGCTGAGCTGGTAGCTCTTGAGCGCGGCCTTGGCCATCGTCAGCAGCGGGATCTCGTCAACGTCCGCGGCGTTGTCGGTAGATCCGGCAATCACCATCGGGATGTAGCGGATAGCGCCTGCTACGCCACGAGCGGCCTGCGGCTCCTCAATGGCAGCGCCCTTGTCGTCGAACAGCTGCGAGGCATACGCGCCGTCTTCCAGGCTCAGTACGCGGTAAACCGTGTCGACTTCATGGGCGAACCGATCATCACCCTTGCGGCGATCTTCCTGCAGGACGACCAATGCCAAGTCCTGCCGGCCGCGCTGGTCGCTGAGCCCCCAATTGATGAGGCTGAGCGCTGGATATAGCGTGATGTACGGGGCGCCGTCTGAGTCGACGTCCACGAGCAGGCCAGCCCGTCCGAACAGAATCACATCGCGGCAGGCGCGCATGAAGAGCTGACGCAGGCCGAAACCATCCGCGGTCGCGTCATCTTCCATCCGAGCGATACCAGCCGGCAGCGTGATCTCAGGCTGCAGGCGGGACACCATGCCGATCATGCTACGCAGCGCGTCCTTGACCCAATGCGGGTATTGGGCACGGAGCGTGTAGGCTTCGTACAGGTATGAGTTGGTCGGGTCGTCCTTCTCAGCTTCGACCATGCCGGCCGGCTTCGGCAGATTCGCCGGGTTCGCCTTTACGGCAGACTCGCCTTCTACCGCTTCGGCCATCATCAGCCAGTCGGCCAGGTGTGCCGTGTAGTCTGGATGACGGCTTGATACGGGCATTATGTGAGTCCTCGGATGCGGCGAGTGCCGGCTGCTTGTTTTCTGCGGCTCATGGCCACGGCGAAATAGCGGAATGCGTCGGAGCCGTGAGACGACCAGTCATGCAGCGGTTTGTCTTTCCAGCAGCCGCGCTTGTCATCCCATTCCTTGCGGTAGTTTTCGAGGCAGGCGATGCCCGTCTCGCACTTCGATTCATCAAAGGCGCACCGGGGAAGGATCTCGCGAACGTGGTCAATGCCATCGTCTACGCCTAGCTTCGGCACGACCTGGAAACGAATGCTGTAGCGACTCCCATCGATCTCGTAGCCAGCCTTGGCGATCTCTCGGCGGGTCTTGCCGTCGCTGCCGAACTCGCGGTTGTCGATGTCGTGCGGCCCCCAATGGTCGCCATACGTGTAGCCGCGATCCTTAAGCACCTTCATGTAGTGCCGCAGGCCTTCGCCGCTGTTCTCGTAGTAGTCGACGACGTGGAACTCATCGCCCACGATCCGAACGAACCAGATCGCCGTCGAGTCGCCCACGCCGATATCCCAGAAGGTATGCACCGGCTGGTGGCTGTTGTCGGGCAACACGCCGATTCGCTGCTGTGCGTACAGCTTGGCGAACTGCTTGGCGTAGTAGGCGCCCTCGATGCTCTGCTGGAATGCCTCAGCAGGGATCGACGGGTATTCCCGCTTCATGTCGTCGCCGAGGGTCTTCTCCTTGGCGGCGTACCAGGCTCGCTGGCCTTCGTTCGTCTTGATGCCGTGCTTTGCCTCAAGCTCGGCGAAATAATCCGTCAGACGCTGCGGCAGGACCGTTCCTGCCGGGTCTAGCCAGTAGTCAGCGTTCTTCCACCAGCTGAAGAAGAAGAACTTCCAGTCCAGCTTGCCCAGTGGCTGCTTTGCGGCCTGCTGCTTCTCGGCAGTCTGCGAGTAATCGAAGAAGTAGCCGGCCCTGCCCTCTGCCGTCGACTCAATGGTGACGAAACAGTCAGTCGCAACCGCCTCGAATGCACCCGTGACGATCTCGCGCGCCTTGTGCGGGAACTTGGCGCAGATCTTCCCAAACTCGGAGACGTGCAGGTAACGCAGCGTGCCGCCACGGAATGACGTGCTGACGTACAGCGATCCACCCTTGGCGAATACCAGCTCACCGGCCGCATCGTTGCGCGCCGGGTTGGCCGCCTTGATCTCTGCCGGCAGGTTGTCGTACGCGAACTTGATCTTCTCCCGAAACAGCCGCTTGGCATCGTTCAGGGTGTGAGCGATCAGCGCGCACTTGGCCGACTCGAACAGAGCGGCGTCGAGCTGGATGATGCACTGCTCGGTGGTGAAGCCGAGCTGGCGAGCCTTCAGAATGATGTTTCGAGTATGGATTCCCTCGAAGTACTCCAGCTGCTCCGCTGTCATGCGGAACCGGGTCTTCTTGCCTGCCTTGTCGGTGATGAAATACAGGTTGTTCAGGCGCCACAGCTTGTCCCGGAGCTTCGCAAGGTGCTCGGGTTTCATCTGTCAGGCCTCAGTCGATAGCTCGTCCATCAGTGCGGCCAGATCGCTGACCGTCTTGTCGCCTTCCTCGGTATCGAGGTTGTAGGCCTGGCGCTCGCCCTTGATGACCTTCAGCTGGGCATCGACGCCAGCATTCAGGGAACGCGCGAACTTGTCATGGTTGTCTTCAGTTACCTCCATCTCAGCCAGGGCAACGCACAGCTTATTGGCTATGCCGCGCCACTGAGCCAAGCCGGAACGATGGGCCAGGACCAGTTCGGCGCGAAGATCCGACTCATCCTCAACGATTTCCGCATCAGTGCGGTGCGTACTTTCCGTGCGTACCTGAGCGCGTACCAATTTTTCTTTGGTCGCTGCCAGAACCTTTTCTGTGAGATCGCGGGTCCAGCCTTCTTTTGCCGCTCGCTTGCGGATGGCACCCTCTGTTACGCCGTGCTTATCCGCCAATGCTCTGACTGACGGGGAGCCAGAGCGATATGAGGCCTCTAGTGATTCCCAGTCAATGGACTTTCTCGCTGCCATTGCTGATGTACCTTTCTATGAAGCGCATTGCTGAATCCCGATGGGCTGCTTCTGACCCCATCGGCACCGGGATTACCCCAGCATCCCGGCAAGCCTGCACAACTAGTAACTCCTCGTCGGGCTTGCCCCAGGATGAAAACACCAGCGCCTTTCTGATCGTCGGCACGCCTGCATTTGCCATTCCAAGCTGAACCGCGTAACCGATGCACTGGCCAAGTCCTGACAGGACGTGCTGCTTCCCTCTCGCCCCATCCTTTAGCTCGCAAACGGTCAGGGAGCCGTCTGCATGGATGAGCAAGTAATCGATTCGGCCGCGAGGGACTGGAAACTCGGCTTCTGCGCTGATTACTTCAGGCACCTCACCGCCAAACATGCTGAGGTGTGCAGAACTGCCACTTAGCAGGCCGCGAACCACGCCAGACACAAATGCTTCACCGGACATGTGCAGGTGGTGGTAAACCACGCTAGGCAACCCCGCTAGAGCGCAGCGCTCGCGTATTGCCTCCCAGTCGGGCTGCTTTGCCATATGAACTCCAATTACTCGGTTACTTGCTCCACCCACTCCTCCACGATCCGCTGCAACACGGGCTCAGTGAGGATGCTGGATGGCTGCCTTCCGGCTATTACGTCGCGAAGGAGGCAGACGGGGATGACGTGGATGCCATCAGAGGCGATGACAGATACGTGCGGCTGCCTGTCGGTTAGCTCTACGACGTTTTGCATGGGCGCGTTCTCGGTTGAATGCCTTCCACGCCTCCATCCCCACCATCAGGCATACGCATAGAGCGATGCGGAGGAGTAGGAGGGTTGCGTGGAGGCGTTTCATGCGGGCTCGTATGTCGCCGCGAAGATGTCGGGCTTGCATGGGTAGAACTCTCCCTGCACGCCGCGAATGATCCAGTCACCCACCGAGGCGACCATCAGGCCTTCCAAGGTGCCGATCTCCACATAGCGACCTTTCACCCAACCAGCGGCTGCGTGCTCATTGCCGTCGTGGAGGAACACCTGAATCTCTTCAGGGTTATCACCTGTCCATTGCATGGCATCGATAACAACCGGCTTCTTTCGAAACTTCATCAGATCGTTTCCTTACTGTTCATTGCCAGTCACCTTCGGCTGCGACACCACCCGGGCGATAGCCATTGCCACGCCGAGGACCATGTTCACGCTGGCCCATGCCACTGGGTTGATGTGGCCTTCGAACGCTACCCATGCACCGGCTGCTGCGTTGAGCACTGCGGTGATGATGGCGAGCTGCACGCTGGTGAGACGCCAGCACTTGCGCCATTCGGGGATCAGGTTCATGGGATCACCGCTCGAAGGATGTGAGGCCCGACCATGTTGATGATCGCGATGATTGCCCCTGCAGCCCCAAGGCCGTACATGACCTTGATGCCCATCCCTTTCACGTCAGAGGACAGGGTTTCGAGCAGCTTGGATTGGTTCTGCGCGATCAGTTCCAGGCGGTCGACCCGCTGCGGGATGTTCTCGTGCTTCTGCTCGTAGTGGTCGAGACGCCACAGGGCGAGACGCATGTTCTGCTCCAGCGCACCCAGGCGCTCGGCCTGATTGCGGCCGGCATCGGAATGGGTGTCTGGCATAGGATTGTCTCGTTGGCGTTTGGTCCGGCCTCACACGCAGCTGCCATCCGCCTATGAGCTAGGAGGCAGGCGCGGGGCCGGAATTCGTGGTGTAGTGCCCGATTCCCCCAGCGTCCTAGGGGCGATACTCGTTACCGAGTCGCGCAGTGTGCTGCGTGTGGCGCGTAGCCGATGGCAAGCAGGCCGGGGATTGGGTTGGGCGCATGGTGGCGAGCCATTCAAACGGCCTTTAGCGCCCGAAACTGAGGCACAAAAAAGCCCGACTCATTGGCCGGGCCCTTCGGAAGCTGTAAAACCGCAATTTGTGCCAGATTGCCAGATCGGCGTTAACACGTCAACAGTCGCGACATGTAAATTAAGCTGCCATTCGTCGATCAAACTCCGACTCAACGTAACCGTGCACTCGGCTCAGCATGTCCTTCACCTGGTGGCGTGATTTGCCCAGCTGCTTGCCGATCTGCTCCATGGTGCGGTTGTGGCAGTAGTACAGGTGCACAGCCTCCGATGCTTCCGGATAGCGCTGCTGCAGGCGAGCCACTACAGCCGATACCGTCTCCGCCTCTTCATCGGTGATCGCAGCATCTGGCGCATGGGTGCTCGGCACGTTGTCGCGCATGATGGCCAGCATCGGAGAGACGTACCGGGGCACGCCTGTCTTCTGCCATACCCAGATGCCCCATTGGGTCAAAAGCTCTTCGGCGCTCTTCATGCTGCTTCCCCCTTGAGCATGTCGGCTGAAACGATGATGCGGCCCACTTCGCCGTGCTCGGCGTGGTAGGTGATGACCTTGGCGTCTCGCCCACTCATCCACCCGCCGCGGCTCGCGTGACTGTCTGGAGCGGCCAGGGTGCGGTGCTGCTCGATCTGCATGGTGTTCGTCTCACGCAGGACGTTGTGATGCAGGTGGCCGGTGTGCGCATAGCTGTGCTTGGTACGGCCGAAGACCTCGCGAAACTTGGCGATGAATACCGTCTCGAGGGAGTCCATCCGCTTCTTGTGGCCGTGGTGGAAGAACAGCGATGTGCGGCCGTGCTCGATGCAGTAGTACGGGTCCGGGCGGGTGATGACCTCGATGCGGGGCTCGTCCGCATACAAGGCGGCGAACAGCTCGCGCAGCCATGCGCTCGACGCCAGATCGTGGTTTCCCTCAGCCATCAGGAGAACGACGCGCTCGTGCTTCTGCAGCAGCATTGCCGTTACGCGGCGGATTACGCTGATGGCCACACGCACCAGCTTCTGGAAGCGGGTATCGGCGTCAAGGACATGGCCTGAAGTTGGCGTAACCGCCTGGATTCCGTCCCAGTGCAGCAGATCCCCGAGCTGTGCGAATACGCCGGTATGGGAGTCCGGCGCCTGAGCGATGGCAGCGCCAAACCAGCCGACCAGTGTGTCCTCGGCGATTTTCATGTCCCACGCTGCGCCCGTCTCCTCTGCCCAGGCGTTCATGCCAAGGTGGTAGTCGGTGATGACGTAGCAGTTGAGCAGGTGCGCAAGCGTGTGCAGCGGAGCCGGCAGCGCCTTGGCCGGCTTGATGTCCAGAGCCAGCGCCTTGACCGCCTCCTTCATCAGTTCGGCTTGGCGCTCGTGATCGATGTTTGACTTGACCCACTGCAGCTTCTGCTCGCCGTCCTTGCCGTACAGCGTCGACGTGCCCTTGAGATGGAAGCCATCCGGCACCGTCTTCACCATGTCGTGCTCCGGGCTCCACCCTTGGCGAGCCAGGCGCGCCTTGTGGGTGTAGACGTTGCGCTCGTGCAGCCCAAGGATCTGCGCAGCCTCTGCCACAGTGCGGCCGGTCAGTGCGGCCTTGATTTCGTCGTCTGTCGCCTTGCGTGCGGCCATCAGGCTGCCTCCCCGTCAATCTCTGAAATTGTCACCTCGACGCACCCTAGGGCCTTGATAGGGCCTCTTTTGATGGTCAGATGGTCGATCTGGCTGTCGTCTTCCCAGGCTCCGCCGTGGGTGAGCGCGTCCAAAAGCCCCTTGAGCAGGTTGTCGAGATCGCGGCGGCGTCGGTCAGGCGGACAAGCGTTGATCACCACCGCCAAACGCCCGTCCTGCCTGCTTATGCGCGCATCAGCACAGGCCTTGATCACCGCGGCGCAATAGTCCCGACCTTTGGCGCTGATCAGCGTCTTGGCGCCAACTCGGCGGTAGTAGGTATTTGCCGATGGGGGCCAGGGCAGCAGGACTTCGGTCATCTACCTGCCCTCGCCTTCAGAGCCGCCACAACGGCAGGTCGCGCACTCTCCGGAACAGCTGCCAGCAGGACGCGCCCCTGTCGATCCTTCTCCGGCCCCTTGAGGTCGCGCACCTTCCACCGGATCCAGCACGCTTTCTTGTCCGCTTCGATCAGCGCCCGAGCATCGGCAGTCAATTCCGCCAAGTTCAATCCAGCATTCGCCGCAGAGGTGCTCATGCATTTGGCTCCACTCCTGTAATCCAGACGCTGCAGAAAGAGTGGTGAGGTTTGCCAAACGCGGCGCTGCACTCAGGGCAAGCGGCCGAACCCTCCGGCGCGAAGTTCAGGTGCTTCTCGGTCGGGAACGACACGTCCAGGCCGACTACGGTGCGCGGGTCGTTGCAGACTGCTCCGCTTGCCGCACGGCGCACGCCATCAGCCAGCTTTCGCCCGATATCGGCCGCACGCTCTTCCTTCGTGCGGCAGTCGATGGTGTTCTGCTGGCCGAATCCCTCGGTCATGTGCGCCTGGGTGTAATGCACCGGGTCACGGTCGCTGTACTTCTCACGCAGCGCTGCGACCTTCTGGTTCAGCTCGGCGTAGAACTCAGGCGAATGCGGCGGGCGGTCGTCGCTCCAGTTGCCCTGAATCATCGAGTCACGCAGCACGACCAGCGATGTGATGGCCTTGGTGATGTGCGACATGCCCGAATCAGGGTCGATGTCCTGCCCTTCCCACCAGTCCATCAGGTGCCGCATGGTGGCGTCGTAGTAAACCGAGGCACGGACGCCGACGGCGCGGTAGTTGTGCCGGCCGTACTTCAAAGCGCCTTCCAGCATCGCAACGCCGACTTCAGCCATGACTGGAGCGGAGACGGTGGACATTGGCGCTTTCATCACGCCCATCATGTCCTTCGGATTGGTTGGCTTGGTCGCCTGGCCTGCTGCCGCGTCACGATCAGCGTTCACCAGCGGGTCCAACATTGCGGTTTCGGCGAGACTCATGCTGCGGCTCCCTTGCGGTGGAATTTGCGGTCGTACCAGCGGTAGAAGTACTGGGCGAAGGTGATGCCCAGCGAGCCGCCCAAGCCGGAGATCAGCAGGAACGGAACCGTATTGATCTGCGAGTGGGCGACCGACCAGATGTAGGCGAACTGAGCCAGCGTGATCAGCCAGGACACGACGAAGCCTGCCGGGATCTTGTCGTCGCGCAGGAGCTTGCTGTTGAGCCCCAACAGGAAGACCTGGAAGAAGGCAGAGGTGAAGACCATCAAGGCCTGTAATTCTGGTGTCATGCTTGCGGCTTCCTTGTGGCTCTGTTGTTTGCGATCAGTGGTATCTGGCCGGGCGCAAGGTTCCACGCGAATGTCTCTTTGCATCCGGTGGCGCATTGGCGGGCGTTCAGGCTTGGCATATTGCTCATGGGCTCGCCGCAGTCAGGGCAGGCGCGGCCGAGTGGGGAGTCGGTCATGCGGCAGCGCTCCCATCGATCAGCTGCTGCACCAACTGCAACAACTTCTCCTCGGTGCCGAAGCGCTCGATGAAGGCCAGCTTTGCCAGGTGGATGCTTGGGACGGCCGGGTGCGCGGTGCCACGGTGATGCATTGGGCAGAGTGGAATGCCGTCCATGTGGCTTGCGCGCTGCCCCTTGCCGCGACCGGCGCGCGGGTGATGGATCTCGGCTGGCGTGCCGGGCGTGCCTTGCAGGTAACAGGCAATGCAGCCCAGGGCGGCGACGCGGTTTAGGTGCTGCTTCTCGGCCTTGGTCATGCGCCGTACCCCTTCCGCTCTGCCCGCTGGTTGGCCTGCTCCGTGCGATACAGCTCGATTCGCAGCTGAGCTACACCGATCTGTGTCTTCAGGTACTCCTCGCGCTCTACGGCCACCTTGAGGCCGTCCAGCAGCCCTAGGTAATCCGGGTGCGCGTAGGCGAATGCCTCACGCTCGGCGATGGTCTTGATCCCTTCGCGCTCGGCTTCCTGCATCAGGATCGCTTTCTTGCTCTTGCGGAACTGCTCCAGGTAAACGCGGTTGGCCTTGGCCTCGGCGTGGTCCTGTGCGCGGTCGCGGATGAAGGTCAGCGGGCGTTCGATCTGCTCATCCATTTACGCGGCCTCCTTCAAAGCTGGCAGCGAGCTCAACGAATGCTGCGTAAGCCACTGCTGCCACTTGGCCGTTTCCAGAGGCGCGGTATCGGTCCACCCTTCCGGCCAACCCATCATCCACTCGTGAATCGCCGGGCTCGGACGCCCAAACACTCGCCGGAACTCGCGCGCGGCCGGCCACTTCTGCATTGAATCGGCGCAGTAGTTCGCCTTGGTCGTCGGCGTATGCAAGTAGCCAGTAGCGTTGCCGAACGTGGTCAGCACCCAGGTCTGCCGCGGACAGGGGAAGCATTCGGACTTGGTAACCCATGCGAACGAGGTCGCGTCCGGCTTCTTCGATTGCTCGCTCAGCGACGTTTTCGGCGAAGACAAGCCGGGGAGCGACATCTGCCACGATCCGGCGCATCTCCGGCCAAAGGTTTTCAGCGTTGTTGCGTCCAGCAGCGGCAGTGCTGAAGGCCTGGCAGGGAAAGCCTCCAGATACGACGTCAACAATTCCGCGCCACGGTAGGCCGTCAAACGTTCGAACGTCATCCCAGATGGGGAACGGCGGGAGGACTCCATCGTTTTGTCGCTGGACCAGTACCCGCTGACAGTGCTCGTCGTGCTCGACTGCGCAGACAGGAGTGATGCCGAGCAGGTGGCTTGCGAGCAGGCCGCCACCAGCGCCCGTGAATAGAGAAAGCTCATACACGGCGCGCCTCCCGCTTGTCGTGGTCGTCCTGGCAGGAGATGCAGCGTTCTGCCCACGGTGCCGCGGCGCGACGCTTGGCGGGGATAGCCTCATCGCAGTCGATGCAAAACTCAGCGCCCTGCCCCTGCAGCCTGGCCTGTACCATCGCCACACCACCGATACGATCCGCTTCCTCTAGGCCGGTAGCGCGGTCTGTTACGTCGGGGGCTGTGCGGGCCTGGTGGAAGGCTTCGGTGATTTCCATGTAGTCGGTCATCTGGTTAACCCCCACAAAAACCGGAGTCACAGCCAGCGCCGGACCCGAACATTTCCATTTGGTCGCGCTCGCGAAGGCAGGATGCCCACTCGACCACGCTGCGAATGCCTGAGGCGCCCTTGTGCCTGGCAGGACGGAACATCACCCGTGGCTTGCCTTTCGAGGTGAAGCCAAGCTCTTGCTCAGTGATGTCAATCAGCTCGATCCTGTCTTCGGTGAGCATGCGGAGGTCGTCGATGTTGGCGTTCACGCAGGGGAAGCACTCCATGGAGCGATGCGGAAGCGGAACCCAGCCGGCGCGCAGGATTAGTTCGTCGCGCATCGTGTCCGTGTGCCGAACCAGCGGCTGCCAAAGGTCTCGGCCGCCATGACGGGGCGATTCAGCAACGTGCTCAGGCGCATCAGAGCGATGTGCGCTTTCTTCACGGCGAACGCCCGTCATGCAGATGGCATCGCCTTCAGGGTCATTCGCCTCCAGCCAGTTCAGCGCCGGGATTACCTTCAGTTCAGAAGTGCAGAACGAGCCCATTCCACCGCCAGCCGGCCAGCCCTTCTTCCGCTTGACCAAGGCGAGCATCCCCTCAGACTCAGTGCGCGCCGTAGCGAAGCCATAAGAAGCCGCCAGCGCCTCGCCCATCTCAACGCGTCCAAGCCACCAGTCAGCAGCCCAGCCGGTATCGGAATAGAGGCAGGTCACATCGCGCAGACCCTGTTCGTGCGCCAACTGGATCAGCGCGATGGAGTCGTTGCCGTAGCTGGCAAAGATGACGTACTGAGTCATAGCGAATACTCCCAGCCGCCATCTGTGCCGGACCATCCTGACGCGTCACACCATGGATTCAGGTTTTCGTTCCAGCGGCGCTGAACCTTGCAAAGCCAAGCCAGCCTCCCATCCATCAGCCGAACTGGATGCCAAGCAAACCACGCATTCCACTTGCTCATTTCCGTGCTCCTACGCCGCGCTGGGTGCTTCCGTCAGCACAGACGACGCGATGGTCATTGCCGCGGGATAGGCCTATGCCGGTCGCGGTGGTTTTTCGTATCTGGTAGCCCTGGCGCTGCAGGAGCTGGATGGCGTGCTGCTGGAGGGGAGTCATGCTGCTTTCTCCTGAGCACGCCAAACGGCGGCGCGCTGGGCAAATAGGCCGAGGGCGTGTTCTGCCGGGCTCTTGGTTCTGTGCTGCTCAGCCTTCGCGGCATTGAGCGGCGCATGGATTTCGCGCTTGTAGCGCTCGAGCTGCTCGCGCGATTGCATGCCCTGGATGACTTCAACGAGAACGTCACCAAGCAGAGAACATGCGGGGCGCTCGCGACGGTGGCCGGCGCGCAGGTAAGCGGAATAGGTCTGGCTGTCGAGGTACTGGCGGACGATGTCGCCGAGCTCTGCGGTTGAATAGGCAACGCAGTGGCCTTCCGGCTCGTAGCTGACCATTCCGTGATAGAGCTCGCCACCGAGGATCTCCATGTCGCCGAAACCGAAAAGCACCGGGCATCCAGTCTTGAGCTCGACGTCGCGCGCCTTTTCTTTCTCGACCTCGGATGGCGAAGCGCCCTTGACTTCCAGGTACACGCCAGCGGCCGGGATGAAGAAGTCAGGCACGTACCAGCCGTGGCGAGTGGTGAAAACCTCGGGCTCGTACACCCATCCGATCGACAGGGCATCCATGATCGAAGCCCAGCGCGTTTCGGAATGGGAGCGCATTTCATAGCCGCCGTGGCGGAAGATGGTCTGCTTGCTGCGCATCACCAGTCCTCCTTGCTTTCGGCTTCCAGCCGGCAGTAATTCGCCAGCGGAACGAAGCGCGACTTGTCGCCCTGGAAGGCCGTGCGAACGGTGCCGATCTTCCCGTCGCGGTTCTTGCGGATTAGGATCTCGCCGATTCCAGCGTCCGGCGTGTTCGGGTGATAAACCTCGTCCCGGTACACGAACATCACGATGTCAGCGTCCTGCTCGATGGCGCCGGATTCGCGCAGGTCGGACAGCACCGGGCGCTTGTCGGGGCGCGACTCGCAACCGCGGTTGAGCTGCGACAGGACCATGACAGGGCAGCCAATCTCGCGAGCCAGCAGCTTGATCTGGCGCGACATGGCCGTTACGTCCTCGACGCGGTTGCCACCCTCACCTTCAACCAGGCCCAGGTAGTCGATGACGATCAAAGCCATCCCGCCCATGCGGTGCTTCTGCCGGCGGGCGATTGCGCGAATTCGCGGCATCGTCATTACAGGCACATCGGACACGGTGATTGGTGCGTCACGCAGCTTCAGCGCAGCAGCGGCGAGCTCTATCGAGTACTCGTGCGTGCAGGTGCCATCCTTTAGGCCAGGCAGCGGGATACCGCCGACGGCAGCAAGCAGGCGATCCATAAGCTGCTCCTTGCTCATCTCCAGGGATATAACCAAGACCGGCTTGCGCTGCTCTACCGCGACCTCGGCAGCGATGTTCATGGCGAAGGTTGTCTTGCCCATGGCCGGGCGGCCCGCAACGACGATCATCTGGCTTGACTTCATGCCTTGAACGCTTCCATCCAGGTCGGGGATGCCAGTCGACAATCCATCGATAGTCACGCCGGCGACGCTGCGATCGTGGCGCGCCTGCAGAATCTCGATGTGGTTAGCCAGGATGTCGCCTACCAGCTGGCACTCCCCATCTGTGCCGGAGAGATCAAGGCCGAGCGCGAGCGCCTGGGCCTGGGCGATCTTGTCCTCGACGCTGGCCTGCTCATGCGCCACTTCAGTGATGCGGGCGCCGGCGTCTGCGATCTGGCGAGCAATGGCACGGTCGCGAACAATCGCGGCGTAGGTCTTGGCGTTGGCTGCGCTCGGGGTGTTCTTCTGGATCTCGGCGGCGTAGACCAGAGTCATCTGGTCGTTCGAGAGCGTTCCACGGCGGTCGGCCAGGGTGATGATGTCAACCGGCTTGCCTTCGTCGTGCAGCGCGAGGATCAGGCGATACAGATCAGCGTTCTCGGGATAGGCAAAGGCGTCTGCAGACAGGCCTTCGGAGATGACATCGATCAGGTGCGGCTGAATCAGCATGGCGCCAATGACGCCGTGTTCAGCTTCCAGGCTATGGAGCTCGATCATGCTTGCTCCTCCAGCTGGCGGAAGACGGCACGCGAGCAGATGATCTCCAGGCGCGGGGCGACGTTGGCGCCGCGGTAGTAGACCTGGCTCAGGCGGTTAGCCTTGTCGAAGATGGTTTTCCAGAACTGGCTGTTCTGATGGGTTTCCGCTTCGGTCCAACGCTCAACGATCAGGCCGCGCAGAGTCTTGTCGGATGCGACGGAGACCTTCGGCAGGTTCGGGCAGACGCGCTGGTACAGGTCGATGATCTTGTCTACCGGCACGCCAGCTTCGTTGACGGTACCGGCTGCCTTGCGGTGAGCTCGCGCCATCCAGTTAACCAGGAAGCGGCGCCAGTCTTTCTTCGGCTTGGCACCAGAAGCCCAGGCGGCGGCGCGGACAATCTCAGTCTCGACGTCAACCGGTGCGTAGGCTTTCGCCCACTTGGTGATCAGGTCAGAGCTGACCTGGAAGTCCTCACCATCGAACGAAACCCCGGAATCTTTCTCGACCTGGGCGGGCTCGCCCCCTTGGGGGGCAGTAATCTGTTCCGAAGGAACAGTTACTAGGGGTTCTTTCTTTGTATAAAGAAGGGAAGTTGCCGTTTTGGTCTCACTCGCATCAGAAACCAGTGAGACGATTTGTGCTGAGTGAGACGATTTGGTCTCACTGAGACGGGCTTTCTTCTCTTCGTAGAAGGTCCATTCTTTCGATGGGGAAACACCCAGCTCACCGCGGCTACCACCGACACGGAAGATGATCCGACGCTCGAGCAGGTGACTGATCGCCTTCGATACGACATCGCGGCGCATGTTGGTCAGCTTGCCGATCTCGTCAGCAGAGAGACGCTTGCTCTCGACGTTGTAGCCGATGGTCTGGCGGGCGATAGCCATCACGACGCGGAACTCACGAGCCGGCAGATCAACTGCAGCCAGAGCCTCCATGATGCTGTTGTCCATCCGGGTGAACCCCCGTTGGGTGTTGCCAATCTGAATAACGTTTGTCATGATTCGTCCTGTCTGTTGTTGCTGTTGAAGAAGCCACCCTTGCCCGGTGGCTTTTTTGTTGCCTGTCGATCAGGCGCGTTTTGCGTAAAGCGCGATGGTTGCGCTCACTTCTTCATGCCGAGCCGCAACGTGCTTGCGGTGAACGGCCATGATTTCTTCCGCCTCTCTGGCGTCGATTTCTCCGTCAGCCAGAGCGGCGGCGATGAGCATGTCCACCTTCCCCCGGCGAGCTGCGGCCTGAATCGAAAGGCTGTGCAGGTCGACGTTGTCCGCTACGCCTTCAGGCAGGCGAACGAATACGCCGCCGTACATGGCGCAGATGTATTCGGGTAGGTGATAGGTGCCCTGCACTTGCTCAAGGGCATGAATCTCGGAGTCGGCCATAGGCGCGCTGCCGGCCGATCCGTAGACGCGGTTTTCGAGCTGCTTAGCTCGCTCATAGCCGAGGAACGTAGCGGCGCATTCAATCCCGCCAGCGAACGAGGTGCAGACCTTGCTCATGACTTTCTTGCGGGTATCTAGGATTGCGTGATTCATCTTCTGGTTTTCCTAGACCGTTCGTCGGTCGATACTGGATTCATGGAAACCACTGACAGGGATGTCGCTTATGCAGCTACGGGAGCCTTGCGAACCGCCTTGAACTTGCCGCGGGACAGGACCTGAATTTGGTACTGGCGAGACTCGGGAACCGTCTCCCCCCACATGGTTACTGCGCTGGGGCGGATACCGAGGGCGTCCGCTAGCTTCTTCTTGCTGCCGAAGAAATCGGCCACGTCTTGAGTCTTCATTGCTCGACCTCGGGTTAGCGTGCCGTAATTTCAGCATGCTTAAATAACAAGGTCAAGCACATACTTAAGCGGAGTGCATGCTTAAATTCAGGATGCTTAACATGTGTGTTATGGAACGACACGAACGAATCGCCCGCGCCATCCAGATGAGCGGGCTAACCAAGACACAGGTTGCTGCTGAGTGCGGCGTGGCAAACTCAGCCGTCACTCAATGGCTTTCAGGCGACAGTAAGAATCTGAAGCTGGATAACCTGTTTGCCCTCGCTAAAGCCACTGGCTTCAGTGCTATGTGGCTTGCCGTCGAGGAAGGCCCTGAGCGGATTGAGAGCAACGTCGAGACTGGGCCAGACATCACTAGTCCATACCGCGAGATTCAAATCGTGGGTACCGCGCAGATGGGCACAGAGGGTTACTGGTACGCGCTGGATGAGGCGGACGGCATTGTTGAGGTGCCATCCCGCGACCCTGGAGCCTACGCCCTGCGCCTTAAGGGGGACTCAATGGCCCCGGCCATTCGCTCAGGATGGATTGCAGTTGTTGAGCCGAACCACCGCCTTGTACCGCTTGAGTACGTCATGATCCGCCTGCATGACGGCGAGTGCATGCTTAAGGAGCTACTACAGGCCACTGACGAAGAAGTCGTGGTGCAATCGGTGAACGAGCAATTCGGCCGTCGCACGATCCCGACAGATCAGATCGAAACGATTCACTATGTCGGACACATCGTGGCGCCTAGCAAGGTTAGGGTTTAACGAAGGACGCAAGGATGCCATTACCGTTCCACCCGCCAGCGGGACAGATTGTTATCTGCGACTTTCAAGGACTAAAGGAGCCGGAGATCGTGAAGCGGCGGCCGGCTATCGTGATGTCACCGCGCCTCCGAGGAAGGTCAGGCTTGTGCACCGTCCTGCCCATAAGCACAACTGCGCCACGGCCGGAACAGCCTTACCACTACAACCTGGCGATCGACCCTCCATTACCCGCTCCCTATCCAGAGCCCAGCGTTTGGGTTAAATGCGACATGATCTATACGGTAGGCTTTCACCGGCTAAATCTTCCCTGGTATCAGGATGCCGGAGGGCAGCGGCAGTACGTAAATCAGTATGTCGACCCAGAAGATCTGGCTGCCATCCAGCGTTGCATGCTCACGGCTTTGGGCTTCCCGCATCTCGTAAACCGGGTTTGAGCTGTGTAACGCATTCGTGCATTCGTGCATTCGTGCATTGACGCAAATGCACCTCAAGGCCTATATTTACCTCCGTTCCCGCTCTGCTTTCGCATCGGGCTTTAAGTCCACCGAGAGGTGGCCGCCATCTTCTGGAGTCGCAATCCTAGATGGTGCCTGAAACCCGGCTACGGCCGGGTTTTGCTTTTCTGGTGCAGCGTTCCAAACCTTCTCCTACTTAGGTCTGAGCCACTTCTTTACATGTGGCAACAGGCCACCATGTTTCCTCTTGCCCGGTGAAACCCTCACAATTACTGTGTGGATATCCAGCAGTAAGGAGGATTCACATGCGAGGAGCGGCAACCCTTCACCATCAAAACCAGCTCTCCAGCTACACCAGGCTCGTGCGCCGCGTAAACCTGGCAATCTCGGCGCCTACCGCCCAGCGCGAGCGGCAGGCCAATCTGAGGCCGGGGCCTGATGATAGCCCAGATGACTGGGAGCGCCTTCTTGAGGAGATCGAGCAGGCCGACAACGTGACCATTCGACGACGACCAGACGGAAGCGTCCACGTCATCTGGACCGGATCAGAACACTGACCCACTAGCCCGCCCTCTGCGGGCTTTTTGTTGCCCATAAATTTCAGCAAACTTAAAAAAGACTTGACCGATAAATTCAGCATGCTTAAATTACATCCATCGAAGCGCAGAACACCGCGCCGAACGGCAGAGATGCCCTGGCTAAGGCCTAAAGCTCTTTAACAGATTGAGATCAGCGCGGCGGGGTCTGCTTCGGCATACAGCGCGCTCTACAAATTCCCCGCCCCATGCCAGCTCTGGAACTGGCCGTGGCTCCACATGCAGCCACGCGAAGTTGCGCAGCCACCCGATGCGACGCCAGTAGCGGCAGCGGGCAGAGAGATGACTCCGGCAGACGCGCAACGAGATCGAACTACCAAGGATTCCTTGACAGTTCAGCCAAGCCCACCGTGGCAAGTAACGGAGGCCAGCAAGACAGATGATTCCTCGGTGCGCCTCAAGCGGGGCGCATCAGGAGGAATCCACTGAACACCAATTCGCGACTGATGACGCCAGCCGCTTTCACGGTTGAGCCTGTACGCGGGCTCAATCGGAAAACCAAGGAGATGCACGATGAACCGCAAAATCACCCGCCAAGACGTTGTTGAAGCAGCCGCAGCGAATGGAATTCGCATTCTTGAAGCACTGAACATGATGCAGGCAGCAGCCGCAAAGATGGGCGACGAAAGCACCCTTGAGCAGCTGTGCGCAATCAAGAGCGACATGCTTTTCGGTGACGAGTGATGAACAAACGCCGCAAGGAGATGACCGCCTGGGCGGTTGCCAACTTTGAAAAGTGGCCTACGCACGAATGTATGACCGATGCAGATCCTGACGAGATCGGATGCGAGCTCGCGCACTACCCGGGGCATTCGAACCTTCCAGTTCTAAGGTGCAGGCTTGGCGGTGCGGTCATCACCTCTACCGATTACTTCTACGCAAAGCGCGGCATCAAGTAATACCTGAGTCGATTTCAGGCCATTCGCAAGAGTGGCCATTGGGAAAACAACCGGAGGGAACCCGCAATGGCTCAGTTCAACATCGACGCACACCTGAGTGACGGCAAGAAGCTCCAGTGGCTGGCCATTGCTGACGAAGGCGAAAGCCTGCAGTCGGTCGCCGATCAGGTGAAGCGTGCGGCGGGCAAGAGGTTCGGACCCGCCGTGATGCTGAAGCGCTGGGGCGTGATGCGAGCCAGTAACGGCTACATCACCGTGACGATGTTCGCGTCATAGCGCGCAACGGAGAACGAACTGTCAAGGCATCCTTGGCAGTTCAAACGGAACATTCACTGATGCCGATTCGATGAGTCGGCATTGGGAATCAACCGGAGAACGGACATGACTGATTTTTGCGTAAGCGAACAAACCGTAAACGATGCAGCTGAATCGTGCGCCCGCCGCCTGGCCAAGTGGTTCGGCGGCGCTGAGGAAGCTGCCGCAGCGATGGAAGCCGACCCGATTGCGATGATGGAAATCGCTCTGGCTGACTTCATGAAGGCGCAGCGAGCGCTGACGCTGAAGGTGCACATGAACCCGAGGCCATTTGCCCGCCAGTGCGCAGAGCTTCTACAGGCTGGCGGAAAGCTTCCGGCCTAACCCCACCCCGCAGCTTGGCGACAGGCTGCAGCGGGCACCCATCAGCACATAGGAGGATGAGATGAGCAGCGAGCTTGTTGCTTGGTACGTTTCCAAGTGGAGCACAGAACCTGAAAAGCACGTTTTCTCAAAGGAAACGCCTCACTTTTATGTGAGGGCAAGCGGCCGGCGAGAGAAGAAAGAAACTGACTGGTATCGCTTCTATAAAACAGAAGCGGAGGCCATTGCCTCAATCATGGCAAGGCAAGAAGGCGAGGCAAACAAGAGGATGGCTGACCGCATAAAGGCTGCGGCGCCTGAGCTGCTGGAGGCGCTGGAGTGTCTGCTTGAAATGGGCCATACGAAAGCGGGAGACCTTGCGCGCGCCGCCATCGCCAAGGCCCGCGGCACGCCATGCTAACCGGCCCCGAAGTCCTGATCCTCTGCGCCATCCTCGCAGCGCTGTACATGTGGGATTGGTGGAGAAGGAATTGGAAAGGAGATTGAGATGACCATTGAAACAGGCGGCCCGGCGTTTCCGCGACCTTTCAGCAAAAACGGCGAGTACAGCGACAGCTCGAAACATCACGCGCAGGACGGCATGACCCTTCGCGATTACTTCGCAGCGAAGGCGATGCAGGGGTGGACAGCGAACCCGCTGCCTAATGATTCGTCGATTCAAGACGTCGCCGCATGGGCGTATCGCCAGGCCGACGCGATGCTTGCAGCCCGCACCAAATAACCCCCGCCTGACCCAGCCAGGCCAGACCCTAGGGTCTGCGATAACCGTAGGCGCGCGGTGCTGGGAGCGCCATGACCATCAGCTGGAGCCGATCCGGCGTCACGGAAGACAACTCCTGCCTAGCGCCTGCCGGGAATCGGTAGCAGGCCGAATGGCTCACGTAACGAGCCTTTCCCCTCCTACACCAAGCCCGCATCGGGACGCCATTCATCTCTCACTAACCGTTTGGTCGCGGTTCGCGGATGGCGTCACCAATGCGGGTTACCCAATCAATCGAAACGCTGCGCAGGACGCGGCTTGGAGAGCTTATGTCTGACCAAAAACTGGTTGCTAGCTATGTCGCAATGTCTGGCGATGACGCGATTGCAGATCAAGACACAATTGCCGAAGTGGTTGACTTTAACAAAGACGGGCAGGTCGAGATCGCGTTCGATGCCCCTCAGCTTGAAGGTAGTCCCCGCATTTACCTGAAGCTATCGCTACCCGATCTCGTTGCTAACGGCATGCGGCTGACTGGCCATAACACTATCTAAGCCCATCCGGGCAACCGAGGTATCCACCATGAAGCACTACGGACCCACAGGGCGCCGCGAACAGCCGTGCCCGGATGACAGCGTTTCCGCGAGGATTCCACGATGAAATTCGAGATCGACCTAGATGAATACCTCCTCTCCGTTGAGGTAACCCATTGCGCAGTCGTTGAACCTGACTATCGATGCCGGGACAGCGCAGATGACTACTACGGCTACCGAGAGATGGAGTTCGAGGTAATCAGCGGGTCCGTCTTTGACGAAGACGGCAACGAGACGGAGTTGGGGCGCAATGGCTGCGCCGGCGTAGCCGAGCAGTACGCCGAGGATATCGAAGATCGGCTATGGACGCTCATCGAAAAGAAGCGGGAGGCAGCATGAGCCACGCACACGCTAAGGCCTTGGAACTGATCGAGCGCGAGATTAAGCGAATGCCCAACTCGCACTTCCCCAGGCCAGACGAGAGCTACGCCACCGGCATGATCGAAATGGCCTACGCCTGCGACCTGATAGCCGATGACCAGTACCGCGCACTCAGTGCACAGATTCATGAGCTGGCCGATCAGCGCTGGCAGGAAATTCGAGGAGTGGCGGCATGAGCAAGGAAGTGAAGCGGTACAGCTACGGATATGTTGATGACGGCAACGGCAACCGATACCTGGGGCTGATCGAAAAGCCTGACGGCAATCTTGTGAAGCACGAGGACTACAAAGCCCTTCTCGATGAGCGGGATGCTCTGCGGGATGCGCTGGAACAGGCCGCACAGTCGCTTGAATCCATCAGCAAGCTGGCAGGGCGAGACGAGTTCATGCAGGACGTTCTCGACATTAGAGGATTCGCCAACAGCCGCGCCACTGTTGCCCGCGCCGCCCTGCAAGGAGAGCAGCTATGACCTACTCCAAGCAATTCGCCGAGGTCGGCACCTTCGAGGCGCTGTATGCCTGCCAGAAATGGCTCCGCGATAACGGATATAGCTACGGCAGCACGAGCCGCATGGGGCCGATGCCAGTCCTGAAGGGCGACTTCTGCATCGCTAAGTGGCACAACCTGACCAAGGCCGAGAAGCAAACTCTGGACGGCTATGTCGATGGCGACTTCCGTGAAGGTCCACTGACTCTGCGCCTGAAGAATGCGCCAGAGGAGTCGCAGCCATGACCCTCAAGAACCTAGCCGGCGCATTCCTGCTGTATGGCGGAGTGGCGCCTTTCTTAGCGGCTCTCGCCTACGTGGCGCTATTGGGGGGTATGTGATGGCTAGCCAAAGACAACGATCCCTGCGCTACGCATGGTGGCGGGGCTTCGCAGTGACCCTTGCACTACTCACCGGCCTGGCTCTCGCTCACGGCCTTGCAGATCGAATCACCAACGGGGCGCCGCTATGAGAACCCTCCCCCTTCCCTACGACACCGGCCCGCACGACGACACCCCATCAGGCCACTCATTCGCAGCGGCGTGGTGGACCCTTACCGGGTTCGGCGTCCTTTCCGCAACGCTCGCTTTCGGCCTCATTGGTGAGGCGGCGATCTTTCACTTCTTCGGGTAACACCAACTACTGATCAGGCTGCGCGAGACGCGGCCAAGGAGAACTCATGTCTACGGAATTGGCCCTTGTGCCGCCAAAGGAAACCGCACTGCAAGTCTTCCAGGCTGCGAACGGGCTTGACCCGTACCTGCAGCAGATTCGCGCCGAGATCGACGCCTTCGTGCCGGATGTGTCGACGAAGAAAGGCCGCGACGCCATCGCATCGATTGCCCATAAGGTCGCCCGCTCAAAAACTGCGCTCGACAACGTAGGCAAGGAGCTGGTCGCCGAGCTGAAGGAAATCCCCAAGAAGATCGACGCCGAGCGCAAGCGGATGCGCGACACGCTGGACGCCTGGAAGGACGAGGTGCGGGCGCCGCTGAATGAGTGGGAGCAGGCCGAGGCAGATCGGGTAGCACGGCACACCGACCGGATCGACTGGCTGCGCAACCGTGATGACCAGGTGGCCGAGCTTTCGGCAGTTGAGATTCAGGCTCGCATTGCTGAGGCCGAGGCCGTAGAGGTCGGGCCAGAGTGGGAAGAGTTCGAAGCTGAAGCGCACCGCGTCAAGGCTGCCACCCTCACCACTCTGCAGCTGGCACTGACCAAGCGCCAAGCATACGAAGCCGAGCAAGCCGAACTCGAACGCCTCCGCGCCGAAGCCGCCCAGCGCGAGCAGAAAGAACGCGAGGAGCGCATCGCCCGTGAAGCCGCCGAGCAAGCCCAGCGCGAAGCTGAGCAGCGCGCACAGGCCGAACGCGAAGCGGCCGTACGGCGCGAAGCCGAGGCCAAGGCCGCAGCAGAACGCCGCGAGCTGGAACTGAAGCTGCAGGCCGAACAAGCAGAGCGCGAGAAGCTGGAAGCCCAGCGCCGGGCCGAGCAGGCAGAGCGTGATGCAGCCGAACGCGCGGAGCGCGCAGCTGCAGCCGAACGCCAGCGCCAAGCCGACGAGCAGGCCCGCCAAGAAGCCGAGGCCAAGGCCCGGGAGGCGGACATTGCGCACAAGACTGCAGTGCTTACCTCCATCAAAGAGGCATTCATGGGGGCTGGCGTCACCGAAGAACAGGCCAAGGCCATCATCAACATGATCCGCAAGGGCGAAGTGCCCAGCGTGTCGATCACCTATTGAGGCAGCCATGAACGAAGTCGCTAAAGCCCAAGTCACCGCCCTCCCGGCCCGCGTCGAAGGCCCCGCTGCAAACTCCCCGATGGGGATGATGCTGGCAGCCATTCAGCAAGGCGCCACCCTGGAGCAGGTAGAAAAAATGATGGACCTTCAGGAGCGCTGGGAGCGAACTGAAGCCAAGAAGGCATACGACGCTGCCTTTGCCAACTTCAAGGCAGAAGCAGTGCGGATCGTGAAGGGCCGCAAGGTCACTGATGGCCCACTGAAGAACAAGAGCTATGCCGAACTGCACGATGTGGTTGATGCGGTGACGCCTGCCCTGTCCAAGCATGGCCTGTCGTCGTCGTGGAAGCTGACGCGCGACGAGAAGGATTGGATTGAAGTCACCTGCTACCTACGGCACGTCGGCGGCCACGAAGAAAGCGTTTCCATGGGCGGTCCGCCCGACGCGGGAGGCGCCAAGAACGCTATTCAGGCGCGAGCGAGCACCAAGACCTACTTGGAACGCTACACGCTAAAGGCGATCACCGGCCTATCCGAGCAGGACGATGACGATGACGGAGCGGGCGCAGCGTCTGTGCGGGTCATCACCGGCGTTCAACTCATGCGGCTGCAGGGGATCGTTTCGCAATGTAGCGAGGCGGTGATTGAGAAGTTCGGCAATGACTGGCCGGACCCTTCCCAAATCCCGGCAGACCAGTTTGACGGCATCGTATCTTCGCTTGAGCGTGCCGCCGCACGACACAAGCAGCGCATGGCAGACGGCATGGGAGGTGAACATGCAGATAATCCGTGACGTAGAACAGGGGTCAGCCGATTGGCTGGCCCTGCGCCTGGGAATCGTGACCTGCTCCGAACTGGATTGCCTGCTGGTCAACGGCAAGGGCGAAGCCGGCTTCGGTGCCGGAGCCTTCACCTACATGGATACGCTGATTGGCGAGCGGATCACAGGCGAGGCCGCAGACCCGTTCAGCGGTAACCGCCACACCGAGCGCGGGCATGAACTGGAAGCAGTCGCCCGCGGCCTGTACGAGTCGCGTGAAGAGGTCGCCACGGAACAGGTGGCCATCATCCTGAATCACGGCATCGGCTACTCGCCTGACTCGCTGGTCGGCGCCAACGGCCTCACCGAGATCAAGACCAAGCTGCCGAAGTTCCAGGTCGGCGTGATCCTGGCTGGCGAGATCCCAAAGGAGCACGTCGCGCAGTGTCAGGGCGGGCTATGGGTATCGGATCGGGAATGGATCGACTTCGTGTCCTACTGGCCGGGCATGCCCCTATTCGTCAAGCGCGCATACCGCGACGAGGCGCTGATTCGCAAGATCAGCGAACGCGTCTCCACCTTCTACGAACTGCTCGAAGAGCGCATGAATCGGGTCATGGGCATTGCCGCCTAACCCAACAACCAAGGAGCCGACATGGCACAGCTATTTGGACTGGCCCGACTTGGCCGCGATGCAGAAGTTCGATTCACGCAGGCTGGAAAGCCTGTAGCCACCCTGGCACTGGCGTTCAGTTACGGGAAGAAGGAGAACGGCCAGCGCCCGTCTCAGTGGGTAGACGCAGCGCTTTGGGGTGATCGAGCCGAAGCCCTGGCGCCTTACCTACTCAAAGGCCAACAGTTGAGCGTGACGGTCGATGACGTGCACATCGAAACCTTCCAAAAGAATGACGGCACGCAGGGCCACAAGCTGACCGGGCGCGTATCAAACATCGAATTCGCGGGAAGCGCGCCGCAGCAGAACGGGCAGAGCCAGACTCCAGCGCAAGCAGCACCACGCCAGCAAGCTCAGCCGCAACAGCCGGCCGCACGCCAGCAACCGGCGCCGGACTACGACAGCTTCGACGACGACATCCCCTTTGCCGATCCCTACCGCGGCGCCCGCTCGCTGCTGGTCTGATCCACCCCGGGCGCCCAGCGCGCCCTCCTCCCCGGTACACACCCATGCTCATAGACAACCATGCCATAGCGCAGGGCGAGGCTCTGCGCGCGCAAATTGACGCGGCCACGGCTGCATTCCTGAACGCTGGCGGAAAGATCCAGCTGCTGCCGGACAGCATCGGCAAGCCGATAGAGATCAAGCCTGCCGTGTTCAACAACGCCGGCAACGTGGAGGCTGACCAGCGCAGCCGCAAGCGCGGCGCGAGGGCTTCTGCAAGGTCTGCAGGTGCAGCATGACCCGCGACGAATACCTAAGCCGCGCCCATGAGTTCGCACCGCGTGGTGAGCGCCTGCCGCACGCCAGGCTGAACGCCGACCTTGTGCGCGCGATCCGCACCAACCGCCGCGGACTCACTGCGCGCCAGTGGGCAGAACAGCTCGGCGTCCACCAGCGGACCATCGACAAAGTGCGCGACTACCGCAGCTGGCGGCACGTCGCCTAGGAGGAGAGATGACTTGCGCGAGCCCGCTCGCCGGTAGGAGGCGCACGGAATACCGGCACTGGACGCCGGCAGAGGACGCAACACTGGCAGAACTGTATGCCACCAAGCCCATCACCGAGATAGCAGCCTTGATGGGGCGCGGCACTGGCTCGATTCACAATCGCGTGTCGAAACTCGGACTGACGCGACCGGATGAGTTCAAGGAAATCACAGGCTGCGGCAGGTTCAAGCCTGGCCACCAGACATGGAACTCTGGCCGCAAAGGATGGCAGGCAGGAGGCCGGGCCAAGGACACGCAGTTCAAGCTGGGTCACCGACCATCGAACACCTGGCGCCCCATCGGAGCGGAGCGCACCGACAAGGGCGGCATCCTCTACCGCAAGGTGGCGGACACCGGCAACAAGCGCACTGACTGGCGCCCGGTCCACGTGATGTTGTGGGAAGAGCACAACGGCGCCGTGCCGACAGGTCACTTCCTCGTTTTCAAGGACCGCAACCCCTCCAGCATCGCCATCGACAACCTAGAACTGGTCACCCGTGCAGAGAACATGCGCCGCAACTCAATCGACCGCTATCCGCCCGAGTATCGCCAGGCAGCCATAACGCTTGGCTGGTTCAAGCGGAAGCTCAACAAACTGGAGCAGCACAATGAACAACCTCAGTGATCTGCGCGCCATCCTCGGCAAGACGATGGAGGGCGTGCTGGCCGGCACTTACTCGATTGAACAAGCGAAGGCTATAGCCCAGGTCGCGGCTGAAGTGAACGCCACGGCGCGCCTTGAGGTGGACATGGCCCGCGCTACTGATGGCGACTTCCGAGGCTCTGGTTTCATTGACGTCGAGCCGCGCATTCCTCCGCGTGAGCCTCTTCGGAGGATCGCTCCGTGACTGATCGCACCTACACCATCACCGTAACCGAACGCCAGGCAGCAGAGCTGCAAGAGGCCTGCGAGCTACTGGCGCGGATCAAGATCGGCCAGATCGACCACGCCATTGAGCGGCTGCCGGGCTTCTACGACCGGCGCGACTGGGAGCAGGTCCACGCCACGCGGCACGAGATACAGCGCCTGGCTAACACACTGATGCCGGAGGCCACAAAGCGCCGAGAGGATGGCGTTGCGTGGGACTTGTATCAGGTCATCCGGCATCGCCTGTCATGGGATCGCGCACACGACCAAGGCGTCATCAAACCTGGCGAGCCGCGCAAATGGCCCGAGATGATGGGCGTCTGCTACGACGAGCCGCTGGCAATGAGCGGGCTGCCGCTGGCCACAATCAAGGAGATTGAGCATTGAACGACACACTGAAGGCAGCCGGGCGAATCGGCACTGAGCTGGGGGCTGCGAAGGCTGAGAACGAGAAGCTGCGCGGATTGCTGCAGCAGGTGGTCGATTGCCAAGCCGAACACTACGGCGATGGCTGCGGCCTGCACCTTTCCATGATCACGCTGGTTGGACGGATTAAGGACGCCCTATCCCAGCAGGCCGAGCCCACCGACACCTTCACCGCCGTCGACATGGCCACAGCCGCAGCGCAGGGGTTCAGGGATGGGCAGAAGGCCGAGCCAGCCCCGGCGCAGGATGAGCGGGAGCTGGTGGTGCAGGCTTTGATGGCTTGCGATTGGTCGAACACGCCCATCGGCAACAAGGCGATCCTTCAACGCGCAGTAGAACTGCTGTCCCGCCCCGCGCAGACCGAGCAGCAGCCTCCGTACCCACATGAGGCAATGGACGTTATTGCAACGTCACGATATCAAGTCGTGGCCTCCGGCTCAGGCCCCCTTAGCCGTTACTATGTGCGAGCCGGAGACGGAAAGTGTGAGCTGTACCGTGGGGGCAAATCAGACTGCGAGCACGTCGCGCGGAAACTGGCGGGCGCTTTTCTAGATGGCGGACTCACTGCCTTTGGGCTCTACGCCGCCCCCATCGCGCAGACCGCCCCGCAGCACTTCGACGACCGAGCCATTGACCGATTCGCTGCCGCGATGAAGACCAAGATGGCCGCAGCTCGCGCCAAGGGTCGCGACGGCTGGTTCGACCGGATCAAATGCCCGGAGAAGCGCCTGGCTCGCATGCTCGTTGAGCACCTGAGCAAGGGAAATGATGGCACGTTTGAGGACGTGGCCAATTTCTGCATGATGCTGCATCAGCGCGGCGAAGATCCGCAGGCTCTGGCCGAGGCCGCCGAGGCGCCAATCAAGAAAGCGCGCGGCGAGGCGCTAGAACTCGGCGTCAGGGCGTTGGAATCCAGGGCCGCCCCGCAGGGACTGCGGATCGTATTCGACGGCCCGCCGGGACCGGAGGCTGGACGATTCGTCGAAGTCGAGGACACAGAAGGTCGGTCAGTGAATGCCGGGGAGTGGCGAGAGCGTACCGACGGATTGTGGGAGCTGTCACTGCATGCCACCCCACATCCGGAGCAGAGCGGCAAGTTCGCCATGCACCAGCGCGTGCGCAAGACCTCCGGCAGCGAATGGCAAGGCCGTATCTGCGGCACCTACTCCACACCTCTGACCCCGGAAGGCTACGCCGTAGAGAGCGAGGCCCACGCCGGCAGCGTGCAGATTTATCCGGCTAAGGCACTGGAGGCAGTGGAATGAACGCCTATATTGAGGTCCGCGCCGAAGTTCGCTACTGGGATGACGCCGAAATCAATGGCGTGTCGCGCGAGGACGGCGCACACGTACCGCTGAAGCAAGGAACTCTGTGGTGCCCAGTGATCCGTCTTGGCGATGGCGCTGTGATGGAATGGCCGAAAGGCACAACAGCTGACATCCATTTCAAGGTTTGCGACCAAGGGGAGTATTGGCTGCTGGACGCTGAGCGCAACCGCGTAGCCAAGTGGCGCAGCTTCTACGTTCCTGACGATTTCCTGTGTCCTAGAGAAAACGGCTACGGCGACTACATCATCATGAAAATCAGCGCTGATGGAGTGGTTGAGGGATGGGGAAACCCCGCCATCGATAGCGAGGAATGGACATGACCAAATCAATCAGTGTGGCGGTTGAGCTGCTAGATCAACTAGCCGGGATGGAGCTCGACACGACCGAGCGCTCAATAAAGATTCAAGATGAACTTCGCGCCATCCTCGCCCAGCCCGCAGAGGCGGAAGGGGTTGTGCCAGTGGTCGGCTATCTGGTTGACGTGCCGGACGAACCAGAGCTTGGTCATTGGTACGAAGAGGAAGCAGAGGAAGAAGGCGAAGACCTCGGCCCGCCATTGACGCGATGCCAGCCTCTCGTCCGCCAATCCGACCACCTCGCCGCCCTCTCAGCCGTGACCGCCGAGCGGGATAGGCTCCGCGCCGAACTCGAAATGCTGCGCGACAACAACCGCAAGGCCGCGATAAGCGACGCCGCCATGGCTGCGAAGGAGGCGTGATATGCAGCTGATCTGTCTGAAGTGCCTGCATGTCGGCGAGCCAGTCCGCTGCCATTCGAAGAACGCCGGTATCAACTATCGCGGCTGCGCAAAGTGCGCCGGCGGAGTCTTCTACAGCCCGCCCACCCCCTAACCCCACCCAAACACACAGCCTGCCGGCGAGAGTCGGCGGGGAGGAGATTCTGCATGTCCGAAAGAACCTACCCGTACAAAGCATGGGTGTTGCTGCCTTCGTTTACGCCAGTCGAGGTTGAGCTGGTGGGACCTTACTCGACCTATTACCCAGCACGGTACGGACACCTTGACGTCACGGTGAAAAACAAGGCGTACAGCACTGAGCACGACCTATACCCGACCAAAGCAGCAGCCATAGCAGCCGGCCGCAAGAAGATCGACGAGCAGCAGGCCGACATCGCCAAGCGCCTGGAGCGAATCAACAAGCGAATCGCAGCACTGGACAAAGCAGAACGCTCGGCCTAACCCCACACGCAGCAGGAGAAAGACATGCACACAGACAAGGCGATAGCAGAGTTCGAGGCGTGGTGGGACAGGCAGCCTCACCGCGAGCAGTTCGATGATTTGAAGCAGCAGTTCTGCAACGTGGCGGTTGCGTTCTACCAGAAGGGGCGGGAGGACGTGGTGATTGAGCTGCCACACCGAGAATCGATGATGGCTTGCCCGAACACGAGCGAAGAATTCGACAGCGGGTATGGCGTGGCGGTCAAACACTGCCGTGCCGCCATCGAAGCAGCCGGCGTAACGGTGAGGGGGTGAGGGATGAAATTGAGCCTTGAGAAATGGGCGGAAGCGAACTTCGATCCGGTGCCGACGCTCAACACGCTGCGGCGGTGGGCGCGGGAGGCTAAGATTTTCCCCGCCCCGGTGAAGCACGGGCGCAGCTATTATGTTGAGCCAGACGCACAGTACATCGAGCCAGGCACGCTTGCCGGGCGCATCGCGAGGGATCGACATGGCGCCAAGGCCGCGTAAGACCGGTTCGAAAGACCTGCCGCAGAACCTGTACCGCAAGACGGATAGCAGGAACGGCGTCACCTATTACAGCTACCGAGACCCAGTATCGGGCAAGTGGTACGGCCTGGGCAGCGACAAGGCTCAGGCCGTGCGTGAAGCTGTGCACGCCAACCATGCCGGTGCCAAGATGCAGCCGGCCCTGGTTGAGCGTATAGCAGGCGCACCGGTCCGTAGGTTCTCGGAATGGATCGACGAGTACCGCAAACTCTACGCCGAGCGAGATGTATCTGACCGCAGCAAGGAAACGGTGCGCATGAGGCTCAATCGGTTGAGCGAGGCGCTTGGGCACCTTGACACGGAAAGCATCGGGACGTTTGAGATTGCCGCCTACCTGAAGACTTTCACGGATGAAGGCAAGGCGCAGATGGCGAAGGCAATGCGGTCACTGCTGAGCGACCTGATGCGCGAGGCGATAGCGGCTGGATGGCGGAAGGACAACCCGGTCGAAGTGACGCGGGCCGCGAAGGTGAAGGTCAAGCGCGAGCGGCTGACCCTGGAGCTATGGAAGGCGATCTACGCCGAGGCCAAGCAGCCTTGGTTGAAACGAGCGATGGAGCTTGCGGTACTGACCGGCCAGCGGCGTGATGATATCGCGGCGATGCTGTTCAAGGACGTGTACGACGACCATCTGCACATCATCCAGGCGAAGACCGGCGCACGCCTGCGAATCAGCACGAAGCTGCGTCTGGAATCGCTGGGCCTTGAGTTGGGCGAGGTGGTTAAAGCCTGCCGGGATGCTGTAGTGTCCAAACATCTCGTGCATCACAGCCGCACCGTGAGTCGCGCGACGCCGGGAATGCCGATCATGCTGGACACGTTGACCAGTGCATTTGCCGATGCCCGCGACCGCGCCGGCAAGAAGGCAGGCATTGAGTTCGGAGCGAGCCCGCCGACCTTCCACGAAATGCGCTCACTGGCGGCGCGATTGCACGCAGCGGAAGGCCGAGATCCGCAATTGCTGCTCGGCCACAAGTCGGCGGCGATGACTGCGCTCTACCGGGACAGCCGGGGCGCCGAATGGATCGACGTGGCATAA